GCACCGGGTGATCTGCACCATTCACCCCTGGCGGGACGACCGCATGAAGACGTCTCCGCGCAACGCCTGCCCTGCGCGGTTTGAGAACGGCCTGATCGTTGTCGAGCAGCGATGGAACGGGACGCTCTGGACGGCGGCGCAAGGGTCGGGTATCCCGTCTGCTCCGAGAATTGCGCGCAGAAGTGGATCGACCGCTCGCCAAAGACGCCGTTCAAGCAAGCCGTATTCGGAGGGAAATCGTGGCCCAAGGAAGACTAGCCAGTCTCATCAACCGGATCCTCGGCCGCACGCCGACGCCAGAGTACGTGAAGCCGCGCCCGGATTACGCCTGCGGAAGAATCGTGATCGTCCCCAGGTACGTCGGCAACTTCCTTCCGTTCATGCTGGCCGAACGGCCCACGCTGCCCATCCATGCAACGGTGCTGCACAACCGTGAGCCCCTGGCGGATGGTGACGAATGGTGGGATGGCGTGATGACAGTCGATTACTACCGGCGACGGGACATCGAGATCCACGGCTCGTCCGACATCCACGGCAACGCCGTCTGCGGGCCGGATGGGTTGGCCTACAACGGCAGGCCGCTGAACTGGCCCTACGACTCCTACGGCGGTTCGCACATCGCGAAAGAATGGGGTCACGTTCCTGCGGACGCGCAGCAGCACGTCCCGCCGGACCTGCGGCAGCTTGCGTACCCCGACCGCGAGTGGCTGAACAAGCACGCCGTGAGCGTGGCGGCCGTCGGGCGCTTCGACGAAGAGCCGGCGCACCCGCTGCCGTTGTCGCTGGATGTGGCGTTCCGTGTCTTGGCCGGCGTCCACACGCACTTCGGGCTCCCGGCGGACCGGCTCTTTTTGCACTACCAGGCGGCCTACAAGCCGCGCAATCGCTACTGTCCCGGGCGTGGGATTACCGTGGAGTGGGCGCGGGATGAACTGGCGTCACGACTGGCGCCCGCGAAGCTGCAGATAGCACAGACGGCGGAGACTGCGGCGGTGACGTGCTGAGAGCATTGGGCGAACCTATAGGAGGCGTGGCAATGGAGATGCAAGGCGTAGCTGTTGAATTGCGAGGTAGGTCGTCAGGCAGGGCAGTGTTATCCAGCGTGACCAAGCTGCAGAATGGCAATCCGAGCGGGGCGCTTGTGTGGGGCACGAACAAATACGGCCAGCTGAGAATCGCGGCATGCACGGTTGAGGAGACGCCCGAAGAAGTACGCAGGCTCTGCGAGCAGCACGACGTGCCATGCGTCCCCGCCGAGGAGCCGGAGCCGCCGGTGGTGGAGTTGGAGTCGCTTAACCCAGAAATCGGCATCCTCCGCATGACGCGCATTGATGTGCTGCACGGACACCCAGACAGTCCTGGCAATAGCTGCATCACTGGAGACTGCGTGAACATGCTGCTGCCACCGATGGCGAGTGCCGGCGTCAATGGCATCCCATTCTCCATCTACCAGGCCGCCATCGCTGCGGGCGTCCCCTGCTGCGACCCGCCGAGCTTCACACTCACTGGCTACAATGGCGCGGAGTTGGACGTATGTGAGATTGTCTCGCTCTGCCCCGGCACCGATGAACACGGCAGTCAGTCCGAGATAACTGTCCACTACATGCCTGATGGTCGCAGAATGAGCGGGTGGGCGATGGAGGACCCCGCCGCCATCCGCCGCCTCGCCGCAGAGAACGGCGTCCCCTGCCCGGCGGAGGAGAAGCGGGAGATTGTGGTGGATGGCCCCAATGGCGAGGTGTCGCACTGGTCCGAGGTAGATGCTATCAAAGCAGTGCTCATAGGTGGTACTGGCTATCTGCAGCTTACTGGGGTGCAGGATATAGGTCGCTGCGACCTGATAGTTGCCACCCCCCTCGCCGACCTCCGCGCCCTCGCCGCCCTGGCGGGCATTGACCTGCCGTCCGTTCGCGTGGAGACCAAGCACGCAATGTGGTCCGGCATCGAGCGCATCGAATGTCACTGGCGAGATGGCGTAGTGTGTACTGGCATCATTGGAGATGCAACAAGCGGACCTCGTGATGTGTGGGCCGACCTGACCCCATCGCAGGCCCTGTCCCTCTGCGCGCTGGCCGGGTGGGATGAACCGAAGTGCGTGTGCGTGTTCACCACGCCAAGCGGCAAGCCACTCGAACTGAAGCCGAAGGACATACGCGATGTATCATGGCGGCGCTGTCAGGAATCGGCCTACTTGGAACTGCGGAATATGAACCCTCAAGAGCGATACATCAGGGAGTCCATGGGTCAGGTGGAGCAGATGCTGGCAGCGTTCGAGCCGGAAACCGCCGACCGCACGAAGCTGGACGACGCTGGGCACGAGGACGCACGGAGAGTGCAGGACGCGAAGAAAGGCGGGGAGTGACCAATGCCACGCATCGTGCAACTGGAGATTACGAACGTCCTCGGCATCAAGCACCTGGAGCTTACCGACCTGCAGCAAGTGACCGTCGTCTCCGGCTCGAACCGGCAGGGGAAGACGTCGGTGCCGGAGGCCATCATCGCGGCGTTCACGTCGGGTGGGAAGTGCCCGGACCTGATCCACAACGGCGAGGAGGGCGCCGAAATCCTCGTCAAGCTCGATGACGACGTGACGGTTCGCCGGACCATCACCGAAGCGTCGGGTTCTGTCGCGAGGGTCACGAAGCGCGTGGACGCCGACACCGAGGCCATCATCAGCAAGCCGCAGGCGTACCTCGCGGGCCTCTACGGCGACCCGATGCGCTTCCGGCCCCTGGACTTCAGCGACCTGCCGGCGGCGAAGCAGCGTGAGCTGCTCATGGGGCTCATGCCTATCGAAGTCACCCGCGAGGAACTCATCGAGTGGTTCGCGTCTCAGCGTGCCGAAGAGAATGCCGAAGATGGCGCTGAAGCCGAGGCCGCTGAAGCCGACGAGGAGCAGTGGCTCGGCATCGACTTCAAGCAGCACGGCCTGCAGGTGGTGTCGGACACCATCGACCTGATCTACGACCGCCGGAAAGCCGCGAACACCGTGCTCAAAGAGCGGAAGGACCGGGCGGCTGCGATGGCCGTGACCCCGCCGGATGGCTTCGACGAAGCGGCGGCGCGGGCGGCAGATGTAAGCGCGCTGCAGCAGGAGATCAAAGACGCGGGGGAGGTGGCAGAGCGAAAGAGACACGCCCAGGCGACGTTGGCGGAGGCCGTCAGTCGCATTGCTGCGCTTGACGTGAAGATCGCCGAACTCCAAGCATCGCGATCTGATATTGCGGCGCAGATTGAGAAAGCACGTACAACGCTTGTTGCCTGCACCGTCCCCGACGTCACCGACGCCGAAGAGCATCTCGCCAAGTACACGACCAACCAGGCCACCATCGCGAAGCTCGATGACGCCAGCGCGGCAGATGTACTCGCCGCCGAAGCGCAGGCCGATGCCGACGCCCTCGCCGCACAGCTTGAGGCCGCCCGCGCGCTGCCGGAGAAGCTCCTCGCCGCGGCTGACGTCCCCTTCGAGGGCCTCGCCCTGACGTCCGACGGCGCGACGCTCAACGGTGTGCCCATCGAGCGCCTGTCGGAGTCCGAGAAGCTGGAGTTGGGCGTGCGGATCGCGTGCGCCCTGGCCGGGGAACTGAAGCTCGTCTGTATCGACGGAGCGGAGAAGCTCGATCCGGCGCGGTGGTCAGAAATGCTGCAGATCATGGCGGGCTACCCCGACGTGCAGTTCTGGGTCACGAAAGTCACGGACGAACCGGAGCTGACGGTCACGACCGGCGGGCCGGGGATGTTCCTCGGGGACGCGGCGCCGGAAGAAGCGGCTGTGGAGGCGTAAGGCACACACCCCAACAGATAGGAGAGACCGACAATGGCAGTTGAGACGAAGCCGCAACCTCTCGAACTCGTGGACGAAGAAGAGCAGCAGTCGGCGGCGCCCTTGTGGGCGGCCCCCGAGGACGGCCCCTATTGGGACGCATCACCGGAACTGCCGGACGGGCCTCCGGAGAACATCGAGCCGGATCCCGAGACGGGGAAGTCATGGCTCTGGCGGCAGCCCGACGTCAACGGCGTCTTCTCGGCGGCCGTGAATAAGGTCGCCTTCTACCTGGGCCGCTGGCAGGCACGGCAGAAAGACGTCGCGCGCATCCGGGAGCACTACGCCGCGCTCCGTGAGCCGTTCGAGGCGGAGGCTGCACGCCTGAAGGAACGTGAGGAGCAGGCCATCAAGGCGCATACACAGCCGCTGAAGTGGATCCGGATGTGTGTCTCGTGGCTGTACCAGGACTTCGGCGACCAGATCGCGGACGCCATCGGGAAGAAGAAGAGGTTCCCCGTCGGCCCCGGTAGCGTGCAGTTGAAGGAGGCCACCGAACGAAAGCTCTGGCACGACGTGGCTGCCCTGGCATGGGCGCAGGAGCACTTCGCCGGGGACTTCGCGGCGCAGGAGAAGTACCTGGACAACAAGCCGCGCATCCAGAAGAAGCCGCTGAAGGCGGACGTGGTTTGGGAGGGCGGCAAGCCGTTCTTCAATGACGAGAAGAGCGGCCAGTTGGTGCCGATGGAGATCGCGCTTTCCGACGGCGCACAGCCGACCCCGGCCATGTACATCGAGCCGGTGCCGGAGGAAGTCATCATCATCGTTGACGCGGACACAGGAACGAAGTAGCAGCAGAGCACACACCACCTAAAAGGGGGTTTGAGACGCAGATGAGTACACAGATTGAGCGAGTATTCCAAGGGCCGCCCACCGACTCGGAGTTGCGTTCCATCACCAAGGCCGCGGCGGCCGTGGCGGGTTCGAAGGCGATAGCAAGCCTGCGCGAAATGTCCGAGGCAGACGTCATAGCGGTCATGCTGACGGGCCACGAATTGCGTGTCCCGCCAATGCAAGCGATCAACGAAATATGGATCATCCAGGGCCACATCTCCCCGAGCGCCAAGGTCCGCCGGGCGCTGTGTCTCCGGGCTGGCGTGCGGATTGAGACAGTTGACGAAGGGCCGGAGCACTGCACGGTGTGCGTTACCCGGCCAGATCGACCGGAACACCCTTACACGCACACCTACACACTGGAGATGGCAAAGACAGCCGGTCTCGTGAAGGGTGACTCGAACTGGATAAAGAACCCCGGCCGAATGCTCTACGCGCGGGCAACGGGCAATGCACTCAATGACTCCTGCCCGGATATCATCGGCGGCTATGACTACATGACCGAGGACGAGAAGCAAGACGCCGAACAGGACGAGGCCGCGCCTCGCGTCACTCACCAAGACGGCGAGCCTGTCCCCAGTCCGTTTGCACAGGAGCCACGGCTTGATCCTGACAATGTCGAGGAGATACAGGACCAACTGAGCGCTCTCGCACGCGAACTGCACCAGCGGCTGCTGCGCGCTCTCGGCGGTGGTGCCGAGCAGTTGTTCGGCGATGTCCGTAAAATATACGACCAATGCGTCGGCAGCGGTCGGCAACCGAAGCTGGCCGATGTCGCCGCGCCCATCATGGCGGACTTCGCGTCCTGGAAAACGTGCGAACTCGGCATCAAAAAGACGGAAGATGCGAGGGCATCCGACGAGGACGCCCTGCGGCGTTGGGTCCGCAAGCAGTACAAGGACCATGGCGTGCCCGAACCGGGTGGCGCCCCCGCCGACGACGTTGAAGAAGCCGACTTCGAGAGCATCAACCCGGCGGTCGCGCAGTTGAAAGCCAAGTGGGTAAGCGAGGGCCTGACGGAGGAAGAGCAGGCGGCGATTCTCGTGGCGGCAAGCTCGCAGTGCAACAGCATCATCGACGACCTCGACAACGCCACCAACGCGCAGATCATGGCCCTGGTGACGGTGACGGATGACGTTCTGGTGGGCCGGGCTGAAGCCGCGGGCCAGGCCGCAGAGCCGGAGCCGGAACCGGCGGCAGAGCCGCAGAGAGTGGTGTAGCACAGAGCAGGGGCGGTCCCCATTTCGCGGGGGATGGTCGCCGGGCGGTGGCAGACTGCATCGTTATACGCACCCAGCGGGTTCCCGGCATTCGAGGCCCTCCCGCCCCTGCATAAAGCGAACGGCAGGAGCTGACGCTCGATGATGGGACAACGCATTAAGCAGATGATGAAGCGGAAGAGACTGACCATCGCAGCACTCGCGGCGAAGGCCGGCGTCGGCCAGGGCGTTGTCGGTAAGCTCCGGCGCGGTGACGAGAACGTGATCTACGCCAACCTGAAGGCCGTTGCGGGCGCGTTGGACACGACGGTGGCGTATCTGACTGAAGGCGGCTGGTGCGAACGGCTGTGGACGCTCCTGAAGCCACGGCACACCTGCCCCGGCCCGTGCAAGCCCATCGAGGTCGGCGTCGAAGTGACGGCGCCCGCGGAAGCGACCACCGTGACGGACGCGCCTGGTTTCAAATCGGTGTACGTCGTGCCACCCGTTGAGCCGCCAACCGCTGCGGAAGATGCTTGAGTATGTCGCTGCCGTCCGCGAAACGACAATCCGTGTGGTGCCCGCACTGCCGAGACTTTCGGTCAGCCTGGGTCATCGGCGGCACGGCCGTCTGTCTCCAGTGCGGCCGGGAATGCCCGGAGTTTGAGACCCGCGCCACGTCTGCCGGCAAATGGCCGGCCACGGTGTACCGCCTCGCCGTCCACCGGCACTGCTGGACCTGTGGGGCCGCCGTAGACAGCCCCCGGTTCCTGATCCATCCGGCGGACAGCCCCGCTACGCCGACGCTCAGTCAGTGGCTGTGCATCATGGCCGACGCGCTGATGGCGTTGCCGGATCGCAGGCCAGGACAAGCCGGGAAGCAGTTCCGCAACGGGCCCGTCGTGGACTGGCGGATATGGTGCCCGTCGTGTGCCGAAGTCCGGCAGTTCCGGCTGTGCCTGGAAACTACTGAGAAGCGCATCGAGAAGCCGTATAAGCCGCACGAGTTTGAGCGGGACCTGAAGCCGAAGCAGCTCGCGATGGCGATTTAACCTGCCACAACCGGTGTGGGAGCCGGTGTCGTACAGGGCGCAAGTCACCAAACCGAAGGGGGTGTACCGAACTTTGCCGTTCGCAACCATCTCATAGCCGGAGGTGATCCACAATGTGCGCGCGTCGGACGCTAGATACTGCAGCATGCGACACAGCAACTGACCTGCCAAGGCGGCGCGCGCTACATGCTATCTGTCGTTTGACACCGGCCCGGGGGACCGCCGTTTCCACCATTTTGCGGGGGAACAGAGGCGGCTCCCGGGCCGCACTATGACTACCTATGAAAGCGAGGCCTACCATGAAATACCCGTGGTTTCTGGACATAATGCGCCTAATTCTGTGGGGCTTGTGGGGCTATCTGATTGCCACATTTCGAGGGTCTACACTGCCTTCGGAGTGGGCGCTCTTCGTGGTGGCGGGGATGGTGTGGCTCACGGCGAACTACGTTCTCCGGGACGTCGTAGGTGACGCCTGGAAGGCCCTTAGTCGGAAGCCTAGAACTAAGTACGGAGAACGATATGGTCCCATCGTTTCCAACTCTGTCGGCTGCAGTCGAATGGGCTATAGCCAACGACCTGGTCTCATTTCCGAACAAAGACTATCCGTGCTCTGGCCATAAGGGCACCGGTTGCCCTACGCCCGACGAGTGGTTGGAGTGGGATCGTGCGGAAGAACAACGGCTGGTCGCGCTGATTGCCAGTCGCCAGAGAACACTCGACGTGACCCGGCAGAAGATTGCACACGCAGAAATGACTGGGGATGCCGGCAATGCCGACGCTGAGTGACAACTTACGCCCCGTCATGGGCGACGATCTCCGCCAGGAGTGGCCGGAGAGTATGCGACGGACGGAGGGGTAAGCAAGTGTCAATCGTAGAGCCCGCACAGGCACAGATGTTTGCAGACGACGAGCGGCCCCGTGCCGTTGACCTCACGGCGCGGTCGGGGTCTGAGAGCCGTGAGCACCAGTACCTGAAGTACCTATCGCGGAACTGGCTCCTGCAGGACCATGCGTGGATGGTGGGAATCGAGGTCAGCTTCCCAGCGTGGTCACGAGACTATCCAGCTGGAATGCCGTGTGGTACAGACAGGGCTCCGGCCTGCCGTCTCCATCATACCGGCCCCATCATTGACGTTCTCGGGCTAATGTCCCTGTGGCGTGCTATGCCGAAGACGCGGCGGCCCGTTGCGCCCAGGTGGCCGTATGGGTTGGATTGCGACACCGCGGAGTACAAGCGCCTACAAGCCGAACAGAACGCGCACCACAAAGCCCTGTGGGCCATGCACCACGAGTTGGTGACCGTCGGCATCGAGGTCAAGGTGTCTCGGTCGGACTTCCTCTCCGGCTACTGCGATAACGTCGCCGACCTTAACTGGGTCTGCGTCTGCCCCGGCGTCTGCAAGAAGCAAGACGTGCCCGACCACGTTGGCATCCTGCAGTACGACCCCCGGACCGACCGCAACCTGCGTATCCTGAAGCGACCTGTGCGCCTGGAGCACTGCATCATGCCCGGCGGCACGGAGTACGCGACCCGGCAGATTGCGCTGAACCTGTGCCACGAAATGCACCGCTCATTTTTCGCAGCGATAGAGGACCCGTTCTACGCGAAGGCCGTTGACTGCCCGCACTGCGAGAAGGGCGTGGTCCCGCGGCCTGGGACGAAATGCGATAAATGCGGCGGGACGGGGGAACTGTCGCTGAAGCGGCGCGACGGGACCCCCCTGCCTTGTACGCGCTGCTCCGGTGAGGGCACGTACACGAAGCGCGAGAAGTGCCGTGAGTGCGGTGGCAAAGGCTACACCATAGACTACACGACGTTGACCACGTAGACCGACGCTGTTCCCGTTCCCGTTCCCTGAGGCAGGTTTGTGAGGGTGGTCTGATGGCACACTGGGCAAAGCTGAGCGATAAGATCGGGCGGGATGCGACCATGGCGGAGCTTGCCGAGCAGCATCCGCACGCGGCGCTGATGTTCACTTGGAGCCTGGCGGCTGCAAACATCTACGGCATCCTGCCGGCCAACCCACGCGAGTATAAGGCCCTCGTCTGGCCGGCCAGCCAACTCACGCTTGAGCAGATTGAGACGGCCATCAAGCAGCAGGCCGCGGCTGGATTGATCCTACCCTACTCCGGGAGTGGTCCGGGACCAGTCCGGGAGTTGTTATACATTTGCAACTATCACAAGTATCAAGATGTCAAGTGGCACCGCGTTGGCCGCCCCGAGTACTCACTACCGGCAGAGTGGCACGTACCGGATGAACTCGGGGCATATCTGGACAAAGACGGTTGCGAGAGGTCGCCAGAATACTACGGATTGCCGGGACCAGTCCGGGACCAGTCCGGGACCAGTCCGGGACCAGTCCCGACTCGGTCCCGAGAAGAGAAAGAGAAAGAGAAAGAAGAAGAAGACGTCCACACCTCTAGCGCGCGGGCCTCGGAGCCAACAGCGGAGCACGGCACGCCGGCCATCCCACCCGGCCAGCGCAATCACGGCACCGAAAGCAACGTCCAGGCGTCCGGCCTCGTCACCCGCATTCAGACGGCAGTGCCATCGTGGCGCGATGGGCAATACTGGCGGGCTGAGAAATTCGCGAATGAGTTGGCGGTGCTGCGTGAAGACGAACTCTACCCCGAACTCACGTGGGAGTATATCTTCGATGCGCTGGAGACGGACAAACCATCCAACACTCAGCGGGCCGATGCGTGGCTGCGCCATCTGAAGCACGTTATCCGTGAGAGCCGCGAGAAGCGCGATACCGAACCGACGGTGAGCCCCGAAGAGCAGGAGCGCCACCTCGGCGAGTGGATCGCGGATATGCAACGCCGTGCGCAACGGTTCTCCACCATGCACGGCGGCGACGAGAGTGCCGTTCGCCAGTCGCTGATCGACCTTGAGCCGGCGTGCGCCGAACACATTGACGAAATCCTGGAGGCTGTGAATGAGCATGTCACTACCGCACCACATAGCGGCTGAGATTGAGGGCGCGGACAGTACCCCGCGGCTGGCTATACGCGAGTGGTTCGTCGCGGTTGGCACCGGAGAACTGACACTGGAGGCCGCGTTGCACCTGATCGCGGGCATGATCGGGACGCTGAAGTACCGGGACATCGCGAACGAGGCGACGCGGGGCATGATGCACGAGGACCTGACGAAAGTCCAGGCGGCGCAAGTCTGGCTGGAGGCCGCCCGGGCGTACAGTCCGCTAACGCAGCGGTGTGACGCGATGGTGCGGCATCCGTCGGGCCGCCCCAGACGGTGCCGGTGGAGCGGGAAGAGCAGTAGCGGCACCTGCCCGGTTTGTGCCGCTGCCCTGACGGATGCCGTGCGCGAGGCTGAGGCGCACCTGGAGAAGATGATACAGCTTTACGGAGAGTGAGCAGAAAGGGGTGTAAGCGAATGGCAACAGCATCTGACGCGGTACAGGAGTGTCTGCAGCAACTTGAAGACTGGAGGCAGCAGGCGACACACCTGCAAGGGATGGCGGAGGCGATGAGTATGCGCCTAGCTGAAGAACTGACGATGGCTACGCGAGAGGGGGCAGTCGAGTGGGGAAGGACATTGCCGTTTGACATCCGCGACAGGTACGTCAGCGCCCGCGTCATCGCCACTGAAATCGGCGGGGTCTGGGTCTATGTTTTCTGGTATCCCAGCGCGAGGGTGTGCTTTAGGAGTCCGGCCGCACTGCATACCGGTCCCGTGATCAATGATCTCATGCAGGCGATCACGGAGCACTTTGCGGCGACCGGCAGGGAGCGGTATCTGACGCGAGCGCACTGGGATGTGGCTGAAACCGAGGAGGCGACGACGTGAGCGCGACACCAGAAGAGACACTGCGGGCGCTGATTGACGCCGGGCTGGTCCATGGCAAAGTACCTGTATCTCTCTCACCCGCACGGCAACGGCTGTACGATCTGATGAGCGGGTTGAGCGAGCAGTACGAGGACGCCGGGTGGCATATGGGGCTGGAGTACCACCTGTGGGCCGCCGTGACCGGCGACGCTGAGTGCTGGCTTGACGACGCCGAACGCGACGCCCTGCGGTACTTCTCCGAAATGGCTGAAGGCTGGTGGACGTGGGACGAATGCCGGGGGCCGGTGTTCCTGTCGATGGCAGACTGGATCGCGGAGTATGACAAGCGGAAGGAGAGTGCGACGTGAGCATACCCGACCCCGAGCCTCGCAATGAAGAGCAGGACATGGGCAGCGTATTCAAGGCGGCAATGCGGAGCGCGTTGCAGGGAGTTGCTGACGAGACTGGATTTGAGCTTCAGTTTTCTCCCCTACGGCACGTGACGGATGATTGCTGCTCAGTCTACGTTCTCGCTCTCGACAGAGAACGCATGGAGCGGTTGTGGCCCGAGGGGTGTGAGCCGGAATGAGCACCAACATCGACACGATCCACAACGCCCTCCATGCCCTCGGAACCTGGGCAACGCTGCAGGAGATTACGCAGGCCGCCGGGTTGAACGACCTCTCCGAGCAGCAGGTGCTCCACCCGGTGCAGGTGCTGACGGGGCGGGGCGCGATTGAGAAGCACCGCGACGCAGAGACGGGCGTGCCGCGATGGCGCGCGAAGGGAGTTGATGGCAGTGAGCGAGCAGACTGAACAGCCCGAACCCTTGCGCTGCGAGTGCAAAGCGTGCTGGTTTGACGATGATGCAGGGATATGGCATTGGCAGATTGGGCCGGAAGCATCGGTGCCGCTGATACACACGGCGAATGGTACACACCACGCCCACTGCCCTGGTTCCTGCGGGTGCCGGTTGAGTGTGGATGATGGGGAGCCGGTGGTGGGCAAGAGCGTGGCGGCACTGCTGGAAGAGTTCGTGCGGCATCCCGAGGTAGCCTATGCCCTCACGCATCAGGCGATGTTGCCCGAGTGCAAATGGACGAAACTCGTCAGTGTCGCGGAGAACGTGTTCTATGATTTGCTGCCGGATGGCAAGTTGCACCTCAACACAGACGAGTTCGGCAACGTGGTCCGCGCAGTCAACCGCAGCGGCTTATTCGACTACCCGCTCGTAATTCTCGGCAGCATGTATGAGTGCGAGTGCAAAGACTATGACGCATACGACGACAACGACATGGAGGCGATGGCTGATGGCACTTGATGTTTTGGTTCACTACCTGCGTAGTGGTCTCCCGACGATACACTGCTCACGGGATGGCGAGCACACGCTGTGCGGCATTCGCATTGGGGATGGAACTGACTGGGAGCGCGGCGCCCCGTTTTCCGACATCAACTGCAAGCGATGTATGCACGCGCTGGAGGCCGAGAACAATGGGAGGCGATGGAATGAGTGAGATACGCTGCGGGTGCGAGGGCATCTGGATACGCCCGCCGATGGGCGATGACCCAGGCGAGTATTACAGGACCACCGCGTCCATCTGCCGTGGTCCGCACGAGGACGGGCTCACGGAGCATATGGAACTCGAAGAGGGCGTGCCCCAACACTGCCTGAAGTGCGGCGCCAAGTTCACCCTCACCGATGGCGCGGTGACGGTGGGGCCAAGCGTGGCGCGGTTGGAGAATGAACTTGAGCAGGAGCGCGCGGCGGTGGATGTGCTGGCGGGCGCTATGGCCGCGGACCAGCCGGGCCGATGGGATGCGGAGCGCGTGGCCGCCTGGGCGCGGAAACAGACGAAGGGAGCGAAGACCGATGACGGATAGCGCGGATGAACTGCGAGACCTGCAGGATGGCTACCGGACACTCAGCGCCATAGCGTTGCGCGTGCATGATGCGGAGGCACGGGTGGCGGAGTTGGAAGCTGATGTGGCGCGGCTGACGGCTGACCGCGACTGGCAGCACAAGCACTGGCAGAGCACAGGGGTGGCTCTGAAGCAGGAGCGCGCGGCCCTCACGATCCTGGCAGCAGGCCTGGCCGGTGCAGAAGGTGGCAACCCCGACGCATGGGAGCCGCCGGATGTGGAGCCCAGCGCGCAGGAGAGCGTGGAGCGGTGGGCGCAGAGGGCGCGGGAGATCGCGAAGGGGGATGGTGGATGATGGTTGACATCCGGCCAATCGGCGTTGCCTGGACAAGTGGTTCAAGCACCATCATCTGCGATGTTTGCGGGAAAGCGAAGAATTGGACGTACTGTGCTTATGACGATATACCAGACATCCGGGCAAAGGCCAAGCAGTTCGGCTGGGCACGTCGGCGTAAGCGCATCTATCCTGCCGAACACGAGAAAATCTACATCATGCGCGACCTGTGCCCGGAGTGTGCGAAGGGAGAGGGCGGCTGATGAACGTACCACCTGCTGACACCCCGCTGGATGAACAGAAGCGACAGGAGGCAACCGATGAGCGAACAGGATGACAGGCTGGGGTTCGTGGCGCGGGATACGTGCTTGTGTGACCCCGCAAATGAGCAGCATCGGGAGATAGTCCATGATCGTGACACGTGGACGACGTGGGGTGACGGTCACGAATTCGACGGCGAGGGCTATGTGCCGTCCGTGCACGACGGCATTGTCGTGGGCTGGCAACTGAAAGCCGAAATCAACGACAAGGACTATCGCTCCCACATGCCCGCCTGCGGAGACGGCTACTGCGGCGTCTGCCCCGTCTGCCGCGCCGAACTGGCCGTCTTTCAGGACGCCGACGGCAAGTGGCAGCCGCACGTCCGCCGCGCCGGCTTCATGCGGGATGTGGCGATGGAGTTGGCGGAACAGTTCCAGGGATATGCAAATGTCACTGGCGACATGCTCGTCAAATCGTTCGGGTATGCGGTAGTCAGGGTCATGACCCGAGACGAGCAAGCACGACGGGTTGAACGCCACGCCCGACGCCGAGACCACACAGGATGCCCCCGGCCCCGGTAGCAACGGCCCCGGCGAAGCGCTAGACTGATGGTGAAAGGAAGTGGGATGGATGGCGACAGACAAGCGAGTGGCATACGTGGAGCTGGGTCCTATCGAGCGGGTTCGTAGCGCACAGACGGTGGACGGCACCGACACACACACGTCTCTGAGTTATGACCTGCGCAATGGCGGCAGCGTGAACTTCAGGGGCATGGAGGGCAGGTTGGGGAAGGCGTTCACGGAGTTGTTTTGCATGGAACGCGAGATCGGGGAGGAGCCGGTTGCTATGCTTCTCGGGTCCCAGGCGCTGCTGGAAGAGATCGTGGCGGCGCACGGCGGCGATGACGGCGAGAATACCGAGAGCGAAGGGGCGGACGGATGAGCCTCCCCGCAACCGACACACACGCCATCGGCAAGCCACACTGGCAACGGTGCCCCGAGTGCGGCGGATCGGGCAGGGACAGTCGCGTCGTGGGCGTTGGCAGCACCCGGCCCATTGAAAGCGACTGGTGTCGCGTCTGCCACGGGTCCGGCAGGGCATTCGGGGCGTGGGCGCGGACACCGCACGGGCGCGAGTTTATGGGGAGCGGCTGATGCCAACCGACACCACCACCGCCCTCCGCACGCTCACATTCACCGTCCCCGGCCGCCCGGTGCCGAAGGTCCGTATGACCCAGCGCAGCAAGTGGAGCCCGAAGGCACAGGCGTGCCTGAAGTACCAGGGCCGCGTTCGGCTCTGCGCATTCGTGGCCGCCAATGAAGCCGGCCTCGTCCCGAAGAACATGCGCCGCAATGACAGCGTGTTCACGGTCCCCGTCCGCGTGGACTGGATCGCCTACATCAGCAAGCAGAGGGGCGTCCCCGACAAAGACAACATCGAGAAGTCGCTATGCGATGGCCTGCAGCCGGAGATCGTGCGGGATGACAATATCACCCGCGTGCCGCAGGGCAGCGGCGACGTGATCTACGGCGTGCCCGAGAAAGAGCAGCGTGTGGAGATCGTCGTGACCGAGTTGACGGAGGGCGTAGCCGAGTACATGCGCGCCGCGATCTGGGATGCGCTCGAATGCGTGAAGAGATTGAACTTGGAGGGGACGCCATGAAGAGAACCCTACGCAGGCTATGGCTCGACATCCGCTGCATGGCTACGGAACCGGCGATGCGGCGCGACTGGGTCAACAGCAGGTACCGGCGCGCCAGGTGGATGCTTCAGGCGGTGGTGTGGTGGCTGGGCATTCGGCCCCAGATGGAGAAGCACCACCTGGGCTTCGGCAACCTGAGTTGGGGACGCGGCGAAAGCATAGGGGGGCGATATGGTGCCGTGGGGCTATGGGATGTGGCGGACGACGAAGACCTCCCGGCAGACTGGATGGAGCGTTGCGTTGCCATCCTCGGCCCCGATGCCCCTTCGTCGCTCTATCTTCGGGATGAGAACGTGGTCGGCAAGCGCGGCGCGCTGTTCGCCTGTCTGCTGGTTGAGGTAAATGTGTGGAGCGCGTTGCGGCAGCGATTTGACTTCGACATCGAGGGCGTCCTCTACCGTCGCGGACGCGCCGTCAGGCTGTCCGACGAGGGCACGTTCTTCGCCGAAGAGACCGACAAGGGACCGCGGATTGGCGTCAGGCCGGATGACGGCCGGACGTATGACTGGCTTGAGTACGGGCCGCTTTATCAGTGCGACCACGAGCTCGTCGAGTTGTACGCGATGATTATGCCGCCACGACAAAAGGAGACGACCCATGCCAAAGTACCGCAAGCTCCCAGTAGTGATTGAAGCCGTGCAGATGGAAGAGGCGTTCGACGTGGACACGAAGGAAGGCCTGATGCACGGGCACCCCGGCTGGTGGCTCATTACCGGCATCCAGGGCGAGCAGTACCCGTGCGAGGACGCGATCTTCCGCGCGACGTATGAAGCCGTCGATGAAGAGGGCGAGTTGATGCTTGCGGCCGATACGACGCGCAAGTACGTGTAGCCACAACCGCCGCACGATGCAGAGACCAACCCAGAACTGACGAAGCCGATGGAGGAAAGCCATGGAATCGCTGACTGTCGCTGAGATCGTCCTTCTGATTTGTGGCGCAATGTCTGCCTCACTTGGGTTTATTGCGATGGGGGACGTGCTCTGGCGTGGCCTCCACGCATACCTGCACGAGACCGCCAAGCCACGCCGGACGGTAACCGTGGGGGACCGGGTATTTGGCCTCGTGTTTGTCCTACTGCAGATTGTCGAGGGCTGTCTCATCTTCGTTCTGATAGGGGCAAATTGATGTAGCCGCAACGCCACAGCAGCCGCACCCGGTGGGAGAGGCAGCACGCGCCAAAAAGGGGGCGCCGTACACCACCAACACCGGGCTCGCCACAACAGAGCCCTGACGCGGAGGCCTATCCATGCTCACCGCCTCAGGCACCAAACGACCACCCAACGGCGCCCGCCGTGTCCGTAGCGAGTGGACGCCCCGACAGGTAGCCGAAGCCCTCTGGGGCTATACCCAGATGGGCGCCGACGCCTCAGTCGGCTACCTCCGCGGCACATCCGACGCCGAAGAGGGCCGCGGCTCTATCTACGTCCCCGGCGCTCCTATCGAAATGCTCGCCGCCCGCAAGTGCGACATCGAGCTTGCCATCTCGCACGTCGGCATGTGTCACGATCTCAACTGGTGCAAAGCCCTCACGCTGTACTTCCTTCGAGGCTTCGGCGACTCCCGCCACTGCGCCCCACGCCTCGGCGTCCATCAAACCACCGCCGCCCGATGGGTCCGTTCCGGCGTCCGCGAAGTTGCCATCTTCCTCTGCGGCTACACCGCCGCTGGCGAAGAGATAATGGAACACATATGAGCGCACTGCGGCAACTATTTTCGTCTGCTATGCTTCAAGATTGGGGTGTTTTGGTGTCCTTGTTAATAGAGAAGAATGCAAAGCGCACCCCGGAACGAGGAGCTCGCGGCCATTACTGACACGTACCAGGGGCTGATCATCGGCGAGTGCATCCGTGCCTTGGAGCAGGGCGTCCCCCGGCTCATAGAGGTAGAGGACCTCGTGCAGGAAGTCCACATCCGCTTGTGGGAGAAGCTCCCCGAGGTCCGGCGTGCGAAGAACCGGCGTGGCTATGTGCGCGTCACCGCCCGCAACGCCATCGAGAACGCCCTCCGTAAGCTCAACGGTTGCCCTGAACCCATGGAGTTCCGTGAGGTGCTGGCCCCATGATGTGCCGTGACTGCCCCGCCTGCGAATTCAACCGCGCCCGCCAAGGGCATGAGTGCTCCCTCACCGGCGCGCAGGTCGACATCAGCCGCACCATCAGCATGCCCGACCTGTCCAGCCGCCGTGGGCGCACGATCACGAACCGCGGTGATGACGGCAGCGCCATGTGCCCCGGAACCCTCGACGAGTTGAACCATAGCGCCCCCGGCCGGAAGTATGCCCGCAGCATCCTGCGGCAGGTGGAGCGGCGTGGCAAGCTCGACGCCCTCTTGGCTCTGTACCCCGAGAAGCAGCGGATGCAACTGAGGGCGCTCCTGGTGTTCGACGTAGAGGGGGCGGTCGCGTGACGCAGAAGGAACTGCTCAAAGCGGCGCTGCCGGTGCTGAAGAACGCGCAGGCCCTGTTCCGCGCCGGACGGCCCGAAGGCGCCGAACGCATTGACGTTCCGATGCTGCCGGGATGGGACGGCGTGGGCGAGGTGTTGGGTATGAAGGCCGTGCCGACGAAATTCCTTCGCGTGCCCCGGCTTGTAGCAGGTGACTACGAGGAGTACGTCTTTGGGATCATGTCCGTAGAGGGGTCCGAAGGGCAGTTGTGGGAGAAGCCATGACGCAGATCAGGCTTGCCATGACGCCAGAGCAGAGGGCGAAGCTGGCCCGGCGGGTGGTTTCCCCCGAATCGCTGCAGATGTTCCGTGACGCAATGGCAAAGCGGCATTGCGGCAAGTCCCCGTTATTCCAGCAGGCAGGGGCGCTGAAGCGGCGATGAGCCGTAGGGTGTTCGGGTAAGAAGGCCTAGTAGTACAGTCCTCTACGCGCACGCACGCAGGAAAGAGCAACTATCCCAAGGCGGTGCCTTCACAGGCGCCGTCTTTTTGCGGTTGTGGATTATGGCGAAAGCGAATTGGAGTGCGATAGAGCGAGAGTACGTGGAGTCGGCAGACGGAATTAGCTACAAGGCGCTATCGGCCAAGCACGGAGTACACGAAGGCACGGTCAAGCAGCACGGGCGAGACGGTGAGTGGGTCGCAAGACGAAAGATGCACCACGACCAAACCGCCACCAAAGCACTACTAAAAACGCAGGAAAAACTGTCCGAGCAGGCCGCCCAAGTAGCTTTTGATGCTCAAGCGGCGGCGACGAAGGCCGCGAACGTGGCTCTCGAAGCGCTCGACGACCCCGCCCTCCCGTTCAACAGCAAAGACGCTGCTATCCGAGCCCTGCTCGAAGCACTGAAGCTGCTCGAAGTTCTGAGTGGCAATCCCGACACCATCAGTGACAGCACGGTTCGCCTGAAGTCAGAACTCACCCATGAAGAACTCCTCCGTCTCCAAGAAGGCACTCGGCTGCTCCTGCTCGACGACGGCACACCCAACGGGGCAGAGCCTGGTGGCGGTGGAGCAGGGGGCGGCGGAGAGGGCGAAGCATAGCGCGCTGCACTGGGCGTGGTCGCATATGCGCACCGAGCGCGGCGACCGGCTGACGTTCTCCGATGCCCCGTACCTGGATCAGATCCTCGACGACGACCGGCCCGAGCACGTCGTCATGAAGTGCGCACAAAGCCGGATGACGGTCACATACCTCGCGAAGATATTCTGGAGGTTGTGCGAGAAGCCGGGGCCGAATGCCGGCAGGGCGCGGACCTGCATCTACACATTCCCGACGAAGGAAGACGTGACGCAGTTCGCGGCGGCACGGGCAGACCCAGCCATCGAGGCGTCGGAGTACCTGCGCGAAGGCATCGGCGACACGGACAATACCGGCCTGAAGACGTTCAAGAACGGCTCGATGATCTACTTCCGCGGCACTTGGAAGAAACTCGGGGCGACCTCCGTCCCCGCCGACATACTCGCACACGACGAAGTTGACAAAAGCAAGCCGGATACGGTCCAGATGTACTCAGACCGCCTTCGCGCTTCCGACGACCCCCGGACCTACCTCTTCTCCACGCCGACGGTGCCGGGCTTCGGCATTTCGGCGCATTGGGACCGCACCGATCAGCAGGAGTGGGTGTGGCGCTGTGCCGAGTGCGGCTATGAGCAGATATTCGCGCCGGCTGACAGGTCCGTCTCCTGGACAGTCGGGCTCGACGTAGAGAGCGACGAACCGGCGTTCCGCTGCATCTCGTGCCAGGCGCCCGTCGATCAAGACGCCGTCAGGCTCGGGCAGTGGGTTGCCATGGCCCCCGAGAGCGACGTTGCGGGCTATCACATATCCGCGATCATGATGGCCGTTGCAGACGCCACACGGCTTGCCAAAGAGCACGCGAAGGCCACCGCCGTAGAACTCTTCGTACAGGGCCACATCGGCCTCCCCGAGGTCTCCGGCGAGCAGGAGATAACGCCCGACGTCATCGCCTTCGGCGACTGGCCCAACACGCTGCATAGCGACAAGTGGCTGTACGCGGGGCTCGATCAGGGCAAGAAGCTCGACATGATCGTCGGCGACGGGCAAGGCCACATTGTCGGCGTGTTCCGCCTCGACGACTGGGCTCAGGTCGCGCAGATCATGCGGACGCTGAAGATACGGCTCCTCGTGGCTGACGTTGCCCCGAACGCACGGCCACTTCAGCACCTTGCGGCGGAGTTCCCGCGGCGCGTCAAGTTCGCCGACTATAGCCTTCGCACCGCCGGCGAGAAGTTCTTCACCATCCCCGACGAGGAACCCATCCGCGTGCGCATCTACCGCACCGGCGCCCTCGACTGGTCGGCGGAGCAGATCATCATGGGACCCGACGGCGGCGACGTGTTCCCGGCCCTCCCGACCGCCGAACGCGAGGCGCTCATCGGTATGCTGTGCGCCCCGAAGAGAACCATGGAGCAAGCCGCCGACGGCAATCAACGTGCAGTGTGGATCGAGACGGCCCCCGACCACCTGCGCCACGCACACGCCTATTACCTGGTTGCCTCCGACATCGGCGGCGGCCGGCAGGTCAATATTCGCTACATCTCCCAGCAACGCTCCGGCGGCGACGCCGCGGATGCCATTGGCAAGCCGACGAAGCCCCAGACGCTGGCGCGGCCCGGGCAGACTGAGCCCGACGCCGATGCGCCGACAGAGAAGCCGGTCACCGATACACGCGGACGCGAAATCACGCCGGCGGAACTCCGCAAGCTGCAGCGCGAGGGCCGCAAAGCGGCGATGCGCTTGACGCAGGGGAAACAATGAGACCTGACCGACACGCACTCCATGCTATAGCCGTCCAAAAGGCGCGAGACAGGTCCATCAACGCCGAGGACGTCCGCGAACTGGATAAGCAGGACCGTGCCGACGAGGGCATGATCCCGCGCCTCGTGCCCCGCAACCCCATTTCCACACGTCTGTTCCGCCACCTCTACCGCGGTATGCGCCAACCCCAAATTATGCAGACCAATGACCGCCTCCTGCGGTCAATGGCGGCGCATCCGTTTATCCAGATGATTGTACGACATCGCGTCACGCAGACCATGGCGTTCTGCAAGATACCGAAGAGCCGCGGCGACGTGGGCTTCAATATCGTGCCAGCAGACGAAAACGACATACTTGAGCCGGACGATGAAGAGCGCCGGCAGGAAGTCATCGACTTCATTCTCAAAGGCGGCTTCGCCTGGCCCCGGCCGGTTGACGGGAAGATTGGTTTCTGGTCCTCCGACGGCTTCACACCGGCGCTGTCGTTGATGCAGCACACGTCCGTGCTCGTGACTGACATTCTCACCGTCGGCAACGCCGGCAGCATCATCGAGGCAGGCCGCGACGCGAAGCGGTACCCGGTGGCGCATATGCGGCCGGCCCCCGGCGCCAGTATCCGGCTCACCGACTTCTCAGAGTACAGCCCCGACTTCCGCGACGATGTGAAGTATGTCGAGTACGTGATCCTGAACGAAGAGGAACAGGCGGAGTATGAGCTCGCGCATAACGAGTTCCGGCACTGGGTGCGGGAACCGCTTGTCGAGCGCGGGCGGCCCACTGGCTACGGCAGGAGCCCGTTAGAGCATTGCGTGGACCTTCTGGCCGGCCTCGCGATGGCGTTCAATTACAACAAAGGCCAGTTCAGCGAGAACAAGCTGCCGCAGGGCATCCTCGAGATACCGCCGGTTGACGAGGACAAGCTCGAAGATTTCCTGACCACGCTGGAGACCAACATCGGCGGACCCATGGGGCAATGGTCGGAGATACCCGTCATTGAGCGGCAGGACGATGGCCAGCCGACGGTGCAGTGGGTGCCGCTGGGTGAGCGCCCCGGCGACATGGTGTGGGAACGCTTTATCATCATGACGTTTGCCTCCATCTGCGCCATCTACGGCGCCAACCCCGAAGAGGTCAACTTCCCCAACTTCAGCGCCCGGCAGGGCGCACTGCAGGAAGCCAACCCCGAGACGCGTATCATCCACGGCGAGGACACCGGCTTCGTCCCCCTGATGGTGGAGTTGGGGGCGTACCTGAACTCCATCGTGGTCCTGTTTGACGGCGGCAAGTGGAAGCTCGAATGGCAGGGACTGGGGCGCGGCAACACCGAGCAGGAGCAGGAGCAGCGCACCGGCCGGCTGCAGTCCGGCTTCACAACGCTTGAGGAAGAGCGGCTGTGGGATGATCTGCCGATGCGGCGCTACCCGCTGGACCTGGAGCTGTGGGGCAAAGTGCAGGCGGCGGTCATCAAGCGCGACCCGAAGATACTCAGTGATCCCGATCAGCTCTACGCCTACACGGAAGAGGCGTACGCGCGGGTTGACGGCACGTTCTCGCTGGCGTCGCAGTTGCCGTTGTCGCCGGCGATGCAGCAGATGTGGTCGAACGAATTGATGGAGGCCAACGGCGGCGATATGGGCGGAATGATGCCGGGTATGGACGCTATGGGCGGTGAGATGGGGGCCGAGACACCGCCGCCGGGCTTGGGGCAGGCCGACGCGGACAACGGGAGTCAAGCGGCCCCCACGCCACCAGATGGCATGATGCAGTTGCCGCTGCCTGGTGCCGGTGGCGAAGAGCCCGCACGGAAGAGCGTCAACGCCGCAGGCAAGGAGATTGAGGTGCGCTTTGTCGTCGATTGAGCGGGTGCGGTTCTCGATTCCCGACGGCGTGAGCGAGGCCGATGCGTGGAGTGCGCTGTGGAAAGCGATGGGCAATAAGCTGCCGGTGGTGGAGCGCGACAAGGCGCAGGCCGAAGCAGGCAACCTCCAGGCCGGGTTCCGGGCGGAGTTCCGCGATACCGTGGAGGCGTTCGTCGATCACTGCCGGATGCTCGAACTCGTGCGGTTGATGCCCGAGGGCGATGCGCTGAACGAAGCGGTCATGATCCACAAGCGGCAACGTGACCGCACGCAGTGGCAGATACGGACCACGCTCAATCGGTACTATCGGGATATGTTCATCCAGGGCAAGCGCATGGCGGGCTCCGACAAGCCGCTGCAGAAGAATGAGCGCGAAATGGTGCGGCGGCTTGCGAACAATGAAGCGCAGTACGCCCTGAATATGGTCATCGACATCGAGACGGGCGAGTACACGATGCCGATTGAGCGGCGCATTGACTTGTACGGCAACGCCCTCGAGGAAATGAAGTGGCTGGGGTTCTTATACGCGGACCTGAGCCACGACAGGTACGTGCGCTGGATTATGACGGACGCAGAGCACTGCATCGACTGCGCCTACATGGCCGGCAAGATGCACACGTACACGGCGGGCATCCGGGCGAAGGGCAAAGAGCGCGGCGACACCACGGCGCGGGAAGACGATCTCCTGGCGGCCGCAGAGCGCGGGAAAGCCACACAGGGCGGGCGCTGGGGCACTGGTGTCTACCGCGTGCAGGAACTCGTGCGCATGGCCGTGACGCCGCAGAGTGGCAAGCTGGCCTGTTGCACCGGCTGCCACTGCGAACTGAAAGAGGCGCGGGCGCCGAAGACGGCACAGAAGCCGGGCCGCACCGAGCAGGGCGAGTTTGTGTCGCTGGCACCGAAAGACAAGACCATGGACACCCGGACGGGCCGTGCGGAGGACCGAGCGGCGCTGTCCCGGCTGGCCGACGAATGGGGGCATGAGCATGTCGGGAGAAGCGGAAAGCCGATACCTGTTTGGCGCGGAGGTGATGCCCTGTGAACGAACATCAGCATGTCCGGTCTCCCCAACCTGAGCAGGTCCACCTGCCCCGTTCGCCTCGGTCGGCGGCGGCGGGTGATACCAACCGCAACCCAGATGGCATATAGTGTCACTGGATGCAACGCGACCGCCGTAGGTCGGTAGCAGCGCCCTCTCCGCCCTGCTACAGTGGGGGAAAGCAAGCAGACGGAAGGGGGACGTGATGGAATGGAGATTGAAGGCAACATCCCAGACGAAGGCTTCGATATGTCGTCCATGCTCGGAATGCCGTTGACGCTCCGCGCGGAGGAGCCCGACCTCCCCGGTCAGGTCATCGGCGAGATCACGTCGGTGCGGCGCGCCGGAGAGCACTGGGTGGTCAATGCCACGTTACAGCCTGGCGCCCTGCCGGCAGATGTGGCCGGAAAGCTCCACGCCGCTGGGACGCCGAGTGGGCCTATCAAGTCCCTGGAGATCACCGCCACCGCGCTCGACGCCCTGAGCATCGACGCCCTGAGCATCGACTGGGGGCGGCCGGAATGACACGCGAAGAACGGATCATTCAAGCCCTCGTCGAGAAGACGGAAGCGAACGCAATCATCTGGGCCTGGTCGAAGGCCCCGCCGGGGTACGAAAAGGCGTTCCGTGTCGTTGGCGTCGGCGCCACGCCGCCACCGGTTGCGGAGCCCACCAATAGAGACCCGAACTGCGACGTCGCCAACATCTGGCTTGGCGTGGAATACAGCGGGAGCGGGGCGATGCTGGCAATCAACGGAGACGAGGCCGTAGTCAGCACCGGTCCCGAGGCCATCATGTGCGACCTGTTGCGCGCCGTCGCCTGCAACATCAGCCGCAACGCAGAAGGAAGGCGGGCCACGGCGCTCGACAACATGGAGCAGGCCCTGGGGGTGGTGGCGTGACCTCGCGAGAAGAGCGGATTGTGCTGGCGTTGATCGAGAAGACTGTGACGGGGGATGTGCGGTGGACAGGCCCGCACATAAACACGAACACTGCTCGGTCGTACGAAGCCATAGTGCCCTGCGACGCCATGGTCGCCATTGGCTGCTACCATATCGAAGACGACGATGTGTATGTCCTGCATTTGGTTGATTACACGCAGGATAACCACTTACCGCACGTCCTGAGCGGGCTCCTCGTGCAGTTGTGGGGCCTTGTGACATCCGACAGGCCCGGCAGTGTGGACACGCGTATGGCCGCAATGGCTGAAGTCGAAGCCGCCCTGGGGGTGACGGAATGACTGAAGCCGAGTATCCCGACGCCGCGGCACGAATAGCCGACTGGGCGGCAAAGACCCGCGCCGGATGGGTGCCGCCAGACTGCCGCGCCGACATACTCGGGCGGCTCACCAATAAGACGGCGTCCGGCGAGCTTCAATGGACGGACGACACCGAAGCGCCCCCGGTGATGGTATTGCGCACGTCCCTGATGTTTGTTCCCGTGGTCGTGTGCTACGCGCCGGGCCTCGGGGCCACCGTCACTGTCTCGACGAGGACGCTCATGCACGTCTCCCCGCAAGCCATGATGCCTATCGGCGCGACGGCATTGGTGTGTGCCATCGAGGAGCAGATAGCGGGGCGGGCGTCGACGGCACAGCGCGCGGCTGCTGTGTTGGATGCCTTGGGGGTGTCCTCGTGAGAATCCAGGGCAAGGTGCCATTCATCCCCAACCCGGCGCAGCCCGCCGAAGGCCTCCTCGGCCTCCCGGTGACGTTCAAGCGCAACGGCGAGCAGCCGGGCACCATCGGGACTATCGTAGCGGTTGAGCCCTGCGAGCCCTGCGAGCCCGTCTGGCACGAGTTCAGGGGGGCCGAAGTCGATGGCGTGCTCATCACGGTCAACGTCGATGAGGCGCTGCTGCCGGAAGATGTGGTGGAGCAGTTGAACAACGGCGGACCCGGCGGCGTGCGTTTGAGCAGCCCGGAGCAGGGCATGGCATTGTGTGGGTTTGCGACGGTTGAGGGGGCTACCTCCTAATGTTCGCCCAAGTCCTCTTCGGCCTCCTGTGCGTCGCAACGGGAATCGCTATCGGGATTGTGGCTGCCGAGGTGCTGCGCAAGCCGCCCTTCGAGGAGCTCTTCGGCCCGAAGCCCGAGTGTCCGCCGCGAGTGACCTATCGGTACTCCATCAAAGCTGTACCGGACGAGCCGCCGATGCCCCCGAATGCACCATCTGCCGCCTGTGGCCTATGGAACAGTCTCGACTACGCCGCACACAGGCCCATCGTTACCATCGAGAACGGCCTGAAGCCGTCGGAAGCACCATCTGCGATGCGTTGCCTACACAACATCCCGCCCGGCTTCTCTGTCTTCACTGCCGACGGCACCTGCATTCACAAGTCCCCGCCCCGCCTGGGTACCACGCAGGACGAGGGCGAACGGCCGTAGCCGTCCCACCACCACCCAAACCACTGGAGAGTGAAAGACATGGCGAAAGCGAAAGCTGCAGTAGATGTTGCTGAACTGAATGCCGTTGAAGACGCCGACGTGGACATGATTGACGAGACAGTCTTCGGCCTGATCGATATGATCGGCGCGCAGGTGGACATGTCGGCAGAACACGCCGACGCCGTCAGGCGTTCGTTCATCGACGATGAGACGGATCGCTCGGTGGAGGTCGCGCCAGCCGGCATTGTTCCTCGCCTGGTCTACATCATGCGCACGGTGCAAGTCACAAAGGACACACTGAGAGATATCCGCTTGACCATCGGCACATGATGCCTCCATGATCGCCCGCCGTCGCAAACCGGCCTTACCCCGTGACCGTCGCCCCTCGCTTGGGCGGCGGTTTCGTCGTGTCTGGAGACGCGCACTGAGGTGGATATGGGAAGCACTCGACTGGCAGTAGCCGTGGCCGTGGCGCTCTTCATGCCGACGGCAACAGCGGCACAGACAACTGGCCCCATGGCCGCACCTGCTCCCGTCGTGGCCGTTGACGCCGTCCGGGGTGACGTTGCCCCGCCGGAGGCCCCGGCGCACGTCACGGATGGCTCTGGGGCGGATATGCCCCTGCCGCTTGACCCCTTCCGGCGGTGTGCCACCAAAGCACTACGCGGCGACTTCGGGACGCTTCGGCCCTGGCGGCAGGCGGCTTACGCCTGGGGGCTGGCAACCGGCGTCACCTGCTGTGGCGTGGCGAAAGTCACAAGCTACGGGCACAAGTGGGAACCCGCGTGGCTTGCCGGCGGCACACAGACCGCAAGCGGATCACGGGTGCACCTCGGCGGCTGCGCGTCCAACCCCGAAATACCGTTCGGCACGCTTATCTGGACGCCGTACGGCCTGCGCTATGTGACTGATCGGGGTGGATGGGTGAAGGTCGGGTATGCCCGCGTCTACGGACGCATGAAGCGCGTGACCAATGCGCGGGAAACCGCAAATCTGGATTACTACACTTGGCGGCCGATGGCGACGTTGCGGAGTGCGCCGTGGGCCATCGTGAAGCGACAGACAGACCGGGCCACCTGGTTCCGGCCAATGTCGGTGAAGGGCGAAGGGACACCATGACCGCCGACTGGTCGGACATCCCCTGCGCCACCTGCGCGTTCGCCACCTGGAGGGCCGCGGCAACGGCGTCGGAGGACGGCTATGCCGCGTTCATCCGGGGCTGCCTGCACCCGCTGATGGAGAAGGCCGTGGCTTGTAGGCCGTTGACGGCGTGTGACGAACACCGGCCATCGGGGCTGCATCCGGTGCTCCGGCGCGTGCAGGACAATGAAGGCATCGTGATAGAGTTTCCTGTTGAGGAGCCGGAATGCTCATAGGCTTTCGCCGCAGACAACCGAAGCGGACGGCGGTGGTGTTCGGGCTGAGGGGGCTGATGAAGAGCGTCTCGGTCCCCGTCGGGGCAAAGACGGCATTCGTCGCCGTCTGGCTCCCTCCACGGGCGCGCAAGGCGTTCTCCGCCATCCCGCGCCTCGAAGACGATCTGCATATGACGGTTCTCTACCTGCAGGAAGGCGTCACGACTGACGCCGACCGCGAAGCCATCCTGGCGGCCGTGCAGGACTGGGCCGCGCGCACGGACCCGCTCAAGTGCGAGGTCTCCGGCTCTGCCGTCTTCGACAGCCCCGAGAAGCCCCTCGTGGGCACCGTCAAGGTCGATCATGGGGCGGAGGCATACGCGGACTTGCGGGAGACGCTTGAACACCACTGGCAGGCCGTAGAGACCGATTACGACTGGTACCCGCACGTGACGCTGCAGAACGGTGCCGCACAGAAGCGGGTGGACGTGCCCAGCTTCAAGTGGACGGCGCCGCGGGTGACGGTACAGTTTGAGCGCGACGGCGAGAAGCACGTATTCAAGCTGGGGACCGGCGAGAAGCTCTCAAAGGCCGTCGCCCCTATCGCCCCGTACACTCGCCGCGTGAACGGCCGAACCGTCCAAGTGAGCGGGCACAGCCGTCAATCACGGACAGGCAACGGCGGGGACGCATCTGAGCCTCAGCGCGCACAAGGCCCCCGCGTCACCATGAAGAACTCGAAGCACGCCTCGAGGTCCGCAGAGCAGCTCGAGAAGCGGTACGGGAAGGCGACCGCCGACCACCAGGCATTCATCGCGAAAGACCTGCCCGTCATGCTCCGGCAGCACGGGGCGGGCGCGAAGCGCGGCTACGGCATCTATGACGCCCGAGGCAAGCTCATGGGCACCGTCCACACGCAGGCGCTCAAGGACGGCTCCGGCGTCGCCGTGACGAGTACCTGGTCGGCGCCCGACGCCTACGGGCAGAAAGCGCACACGCCGTTGCTGAGGCGGCTCGTCTCGGAGTACGGGAACGTGTACAGCCCGCATACCATCCACGCCGACTTCTGGGCCACGGTGCGCTCGATGGGCAGCAGCAGCGGCGAATACGAAACCGCGAACGCCGGGAACCGGCAGAGGGTCCGCCGCCGGGAGCAGGCGTCTCTGTTTGGGGATGATGCAGTGACGAAATCCGTGCGCAAGTTGGTCGTCGTTTTCGGGGACGCCGCGAAGTGGGTGCGGCTGCACAAAGGCGTCGTGAAGGGCCACTATCGGACGGTGAACGGGAAGCGTATCTGGGTCCCCCAGCACACGGACCGGCGGACGAAGAAGGCTGATGAAGCGGGGCAACTCGGCCTATTCCAAGGCCCTGGCGAAGAAGACGTGCCGGTGCCCGCGAGAGAACCGAAGAAGCAGGAGCAGCCGGTGCCGAAGCCTGCCGCGCCTGTGGAAGAGCCGAAGGAAGAGAGTACACCTGACACCGGCGCAACAAGCGTCAGCGTGCGAAGGTCTTGCGGGCACACCGAAAATGTTCCTGGTCCTGTGAGCGCGGATGGCATGAAGTATCTCAGGGGCTTGCGTTGCACCGCCTGCTGGAGAGAGACATACCCGCTGCCCGAGATGGACGAGGCCAAGGGTATGCCCGCCTGCCCGAGCTTCAAGACCACGACCGCCCGCCGCGCCGTCGACAACCGCCGCAATTTCATGTCGACCTACGCCAGCGATGTTCGCCCGCGGTTGCACCGTGGAACGCCGGAGCAGAGAGACGCCGCACTGGCCGCCGCGCAGAAGTGCATTGCCATCACTGACCCCGCTTGGTGGGAAATGCAGACGAACCCGACGGATACTCTCCGCGATGCAATGAGGAACGCGCCACCACCCGAGGCCAAACCCGCTGCCGATGAAAGCGTTCCCGGAGTGGCGGCGGAGACGCCTGTCGCCGAAGACGAACGGAACTGGAAGTCGGGCGCATACTCCATCACCGTCGGCGAGAAGACCATCGCAGTGAAGACGCCGTATGACGACGACCTCCGCAAATTCCTGAAGAACCGCAAGGGCAGGTGGGACAAACCGAACCGTGCGTGGGTACTTCCGTTGAGCAAGTACGATGGTGTCCGCAAGAAATTGGAGTCCATCGCCAACTCGACCGATGCCGACAAGCCCGCCCCGAAGAAGACCGCCGTCGTGTTCCCGAAGGGGGAGAAGACCGCCGACAGCGCGCCCGTGGCGCCGGCCGAAGTTGAGACATTCCGGGTAGGGACATCGGGCAAGTATGCACCCCACAAAGTGGGCGATAGGGTAACGCTCCATGGCAAAGACGGCGCTCCCCAGGATTATGTCGTAACCAAGCTGCGAGCACCGAAGTACTACAGCGAGGATGACGCGATGTCGTTCGGCTTCATGGACATCCCCGATGGTGGTTATGGGTGGACGATTGAGGCACGTCCCGCAACGGGCGAAGAGGCCGCCCCCGCGCAGGCGGAGCGCGATGCAACGGCCCAACAGGTTGGCGCGCAAAGTGTTCGCGACCAAATCTCCAGAGACATCATGAATGATGGAGAAAAGCCCGACGGACCAACGAAGCCATTTGGCGACGTGATTGCGGACACATTTGATGCTCACGGTGGCGGGGACCGCTTCGTGATTGGCAACACCCATATCTGGTATGTCAGGAACAACGGCATGGATGGCGACGACTGGAGTCTCAACAATGTCCAGACCGGTGGCGCTGGTGCTATCGGCTGGCGCGTACCCTATGACGCAGACCTGGTGAAGCAGCTACGGCAGATCGGGGAAGTGGTACGCAAGTCCCTCCGCTTCGCCGTCGCCTTCAGGAGAACCGCCTAAATGCTCATCCGCGTCGCCGACAAAACCTATCGCCTGCCGAAGCACATCCCGGCGAACGTCCTGGACGCCCTTATCCGCTGGGGGACGCTCACAAAGTCGGTGGTCCTGTACAAAGCCGTCGATGAGCCGGACTACAAGTGGATCACGGTCCACCCGGGCGGCGACGACTCCAAGGGCATGCCCATCAAGATCCGGGTGAACTCGGACGGCACGGGCACGGTGGTCGGCGGGGCCGGCGGCAAGCTGAATGCGATGAAGCTCACGCGCCTGCGGTCGGAGAAAGAGTGGAAGCAGACGGCGCGGGAACGGCAGCAGGCAAAGCAGCAACGCAATGAAGCACTGCCGGAACACGCCAAGGCGGCGAAGGCGGAAGCGGCGGAGCAACTCGCGAGTGCCAAGGAAGAGGCTACGGCAGAATACCTTGCCGCGATCTCGGAGGCGCAGGGCTGGGAAGAGTCAGTGCGGCTGCCGGATGACATTGCGCAGCAGATGCCCGAGAAGCAGCGCGCACGGTTTGAGCGTGCCCGCCAGAAGAGCGCCATGGCTGAAGTAGACAAGCGCATTGCGGAGGAGGAAGAGAAGCTCCTCAAGTATCACAATGACAAGCGCGCTGCGGAAATGGGCGAAGTGTCGCTGGGCGATATTGACACGTCCGCGCAGAAAGACACCACCGGGCTCGGTTACATGGACAGCCTGAAGGCATTCGCGGAAGAGAACGGGCTTGGCGGCGAGGAAGCCGGCGAGCTATCCGAAGAAACGCGGCTGGCGTCGTTCGCCGCTGCCGAAGAGAGCGGCTACATTGCGGACGCCGAAATCGCGGAGGAAATGACGCAGAAACTATTGGCCGGGGCGGCCTCGGCACGGGAAGCCGACAAGCCGTTGCGGGAAGAGGGCCTGCATCGCGTCAAGGGCGCAGAAAAGCCCATCGACCCCGCGAAGCTCAAAGACGTTCTGATGGCCCGCCAGGAGTACAAGCAGAAGATGGCCGCGGTCAACTCGGAAATCAACAAGCTCGGGCGGGCGTCCGACGCCGATCAGGTGCTCGAAATCACGAAGGGTGTCTCGCTTGTTGTGTCACAGAATATCGGCAAGCGTGATAGGGAGCAGCTCGAAGAGGCGCTCAAAGCCGACTTCCATCAGAAGAACATGAAGCAGTCACTCGACACGCTCATGTCCACCATCGAGGACGCGCAGGAGAACCACCCGGCGGCGGCCCCTGCTGAAGAGCACATCAACACCGGCCGCTACGCCGAAATGATGGACATAGCGCAAGGCATCATGCAGGAGCCGTGCCCGATTGACCGTCTCGTTGCCGACCACATCGGCCTCGACGCGACGGCAACGCTGTTGGCGAACACCTGGAAGGAAAAGTACAAGGACAGCCCCGCCATGTTCCGCGCCATCCGCAACGGGCTTGAACGGGCGCATACGGCAACCGTCGAGGACCTACAGGAAATCAACGAGGAACGCGCTGTACAAAATCTAAGACCCGCCGAAACACAGGCGCAGATCGCACGCGGGGCCGCAACCCGTGGTGCTGCCCTCATCAAGCAGGCGGACGCGATGGTCGCCGGCATGAAGACGCTTTCCGACTGCGACGCCGACGACCTGATGATGGTGCAGCAGTTGAATGAGCAGCGGAAGGAGTTGCTGGACGAAGCGGCGTCTACCCTGGGCGAGGCCCTCGGCCGGCTGGAGTTTATCGGCACGCTGAACTTCGCGATGATGAATGACAACCCGGCCGAAATCAAGGCATCCCTCGGCCAGATAAGCTCGAAGCAGGCGCATCAACTCGCCGCGGCATTCGGCCTCGACGCCGGCGAGCATGAAGTGGTTTCTGACCTCAACAACAAGTATCTCCGGATCGCGCCGGAAGCGGAGTACAAGCTCCTCAACCCGCCGTCGCCGGAAGCGGCGCAGGACTATAAGGACGCCGTCGCCATCAAGTCCGGAGAGCAGGACGAGGACGGCTGGCTGCCGGCCGGCTTCCGGGACCCGTCGCAGGAAATCACGTACCCCGAGGCCGAAGCGGCGTTCGCATTCAAGCGGGATATCGCCCTCGACACCGGCATGGCGCCCGACGCCGTGCAGGAAGAGACATTCGACTTTCTCGACCGTGCCCTTGCCGACAACCCGTACAACCCGCGGGCGGTGCGACGAGAGGCCACAACGCAGGCATTCATCTCGCAGAACGTCCCAAATGACCTGCAGCGTGCTTACAATGACGCCATTCGCGACTATTTCCCACCTGATGACCTCGACACCGACGAACAGGCGGCGTGGTACGCCGAACGAACCGAGGCCGCCCGGCAGAAGATGATCCACCGCGGCGAATTGGCAGAGGACGTGCCGACGCTCGGGGCTCAGACCATCATACTCGGGCACATCACTGACGAGACGGTTCACGCCACGCTCACCGAAATGCCGGAGGCGGCGATGGCATTCGCACCCGTCTCGGAGGACAACCGGCACCAGGTACAGTCGGCACTCCGTGACTACTTCTGGGAGCACCTGACCGCCGACAGCCGCGAGGACGCGACAACGGCGCGTGAGGCCGTCCGTACGGCACAGACGCGGGCAGAAGAGACCGCCGGCGTGCAGACCAACATCTTCGGCGAAGAGATCGAGGTTGCCCGTGGCGCGGCGGAAGGGGAACCGACGGAAGCCCCGCCGGACGCATGGGAACGCTTTGTGTCGTCGTTCTCGTCGGTCTCCGACGCACACGACGCCGTACGCGACCATATGCGCGGGGCGTTCCTCGAGACATTCGCGAAGCAGTACGGCTCGCGCACAGGCGCGGCACTCAAGGCCGGCACGAAGCAGGTCCCCAACTGGGATCGGTTCACCATCGGCACCATGACGGCAGAAGAGCGGGAACGGAAGATCGAGGAAGAAACCAGCAGGCGCGCAAAGATTGGCGCGAACGTGGCGCTTCGCGATGAGAAAGGGAAATTCCTGCCGGGCGAGCGGCGTAAGTTTGTAGATAAAATACTCCAAGACGAGCGCAACGCGCACCAGTCGTCATTCGGCTTCGACTTCGACGATGACGCGGACAAAGACGAGTACAAGCCGCTGTCAGAACGCGCCACCCTCGGCGACGGCGTAGAGCAGCAACTGGCGGCGATCATGCCGCAACTTGCGGTGAACTTTCGTCCGGGGCAGGCCGTAAGCCTTCCGCCGGCCGTCTCGATGGATGGCAAGTACGCTCCTCAGCAGCGTGCCGTAAAGCTCGTGGAAAGGCAGGGGCGCGTCGGCGTTCATGCCGGCGTGGGGTCTGGCAAGACGTTGATGGGCCTCGGCTCCTTCACCAACCTGCAGAAGCAGGGCAAAGTCTCGAAGGGCATCTTCGCCGTGCCGTCCGTGGTCGCCGGGCAGTTTGGCTCTGAGGCGCTCCGGTTCCTCGAGCCGCACTCTGCCGACGGCACCCGCGGGTATCGCTGGAAAGTGGCCGCCGGTATGCCCCTGTCGCAACGCCTCGCGGCCTACAAGGACCCGAAGGTCGATATGGTTTTCGTGACCCATCAGGCGATGCGCGATGACATTGTGTACGAAGTGGCGCAACAGCGGTTCGGCGGGGACGTGACGGCCGCCGCGACCTGGATGCGACAGACGAAAGAGGAAGAGCGCCGCCCGCAGGTGCAGGAAGCACTGAAAGACGCCGGCTGGACGTTCGACTTCTCGATGATCGACGAGGGGCACGATCTCCTCAACCGTGTGGGCAAGCCGAACAGCGTCATGGCGAACGCCCTTGACGACCTGACGACGGCTCATGATTATCACGTAAATGCCACCGGAACTCCGGTTAAGAACGACACGTCGGAGGCATTCGACGTCCTCCACAAGCTGCGGCCCGACCTGTATCCCAAGAGCCGCTACAAGGAGTTTCATCGCCGCTACGGGCTCGACACGAAGGCGACGCGCGAGGCCCTGCAGCGCGAAATGGCCCCGTACGTGTACGCGACGAAGATTTCGCCGGATTCCGAAATGGTCGTCAAAGACCACGAAATCAAGCTCTCGAAGCATCAGGGAGACGCCTATCGGGAGGTGCTGGCCAGCTATCGCAAAGCACAGGTCGCCGAACCCGGTTCCCCGGAGCATGTTGCAGCCCTGCGAACGCTCTCTCCTCGCTCTTTTGAGGGCGCGACTGACGAAGAAGCGAAGGCGATTGCCGTTGAGCGCGGATCGGCGGCGGGCATGTTGAGAGACATTGCCCTGAGTCGGATCCAGAACGCTTCCGATGACGTGCCGCCAGAGCAGAACGCAAAGCTGCAGCACGTCATGGCGACGGCGCAGGAGTACGCCGCGAAAGACGACGACGGCGGGCAGTTGCCCGGGATCGTGTTCGCGCACAACCTGGCAAGCTGCCGGATGCTGAAGAAGCAGATGGAGAAAGCCGGCTACCGCGTCGGCATCCTGACCGGCGAGAACCAGTCAACTGAGAAGGAAGTGGCGCGGCTCAATTTCCATCCGCCGCTGGACACCGACGGCATGTCGCCGGCGGAACGCGCGAAGGCGTCGCGAGAGGCCGCAAAGAGTGACATTCTCATCGCGTCCGACGCGGCGGCGTGTGGCGCCAACCTGCAACGCGCCGGCTGGCTGTACCACTACGATCAGCCGATGACGGCGAAGACACACGAGCAGCGAACCGGCCGTATGCACCGGATCGGGCAGTTGCGTGAGCAGGTGTACGTCCATAACGCCATCGCCGACACGCCACTCGACAAGCGCAACGCACAGCGCGTCAAAGACAAGTACGAGCTGGGTAGCACATTCCAGGAGGCGACGGAGCTCCTCGACGACACGGGCCGCGCGGGGCTCATCAGGAGCATGTATCACCACAACCTTGAGCAAGACGCGCGGAAGATCACCAACACCTCGGAGGCGGCGGCATAGTGGCAATCACGCGAGAGCAGCACGAGGCGTCCGTGGCCGGCCTCCGCAAGCTGACGGCACACGCCGAAGGGCGACGGCACGCCGCGAAGGCACTTGATGAGGACGTTATCCGGGCCGCACAGGAGCGCCTGGGGAAGGTTGAAGAGGCCATTGGGGCCATGGGGCCACTTGCCGACAAGCCGCGTGCTCAGAAGGCCCGTGGGTACTATGTGGACCTGTGCAAAGAGCGGGTGACGTTGCAGCGGATGATTGGGGCTGCAGGTCGGTAGCTGCGTGGCGGATGGACCGATAGACTGGGGGCATGGCTGACACGACTTGGCATAAGGACATTATCTCGTGGCGAGAGCAGGGCCGCTTGTGCATCTCGGTCCCGTTCACCTGGCTCTTACCGAAAGCGCGGGCGTTGGTCCTCGCGCATGGTGCAGAACGGGCCGTGGCGGGAGGCCCTGCCGTCCAACTGATGCCCGAGTACGTCGCCGAATGGGCAGATACGGCGCCAATGACGCTGCTTCAGGCGCCCCTGACGAAGTACCATCGCGATGCAACCCGCACCACTCGCGGGTGCCCTATGTCCTGCGCATTCTGCGGCGTTCGCCGGATCGAGGGCGAATACCAGGAACTCGCGGACTGGCCGGCGGGGCGCATACTCTGCGACAGCAACTTGATGGCCTGCAGCGACAAGCACTTTGCCCGCGTGGTGGAAAGCCTGCGGGGGCAGGAAGCGGTTGACCTGCAGGGCATCGAGCCGAGGTTCCTGACGCCCGAACGACTCGAAATGCTGAAGAGCCTGGACGTCAAGCACCTGCGCATGGGATGGGACGCATTGGGCGAAGAGGCAGCCGTGTGGAGTGCCGTGGAGCAGATCGCGGCGGCCGGCTTCCCGAAGACGGCGGTGTACATCTACTGTCTCATCGGCTTCGATGACACGCCGGAAGACGCACAGTATCGCCTGGGGGCGGTCGTGGAGCGCGGATACAGGCCGTTCCCGATGCGCTATCAGCCGCTGGACGCACTCGAAAAGAACTCCTATGTGCATCCGGCGTGGACACACAAGGAACTTGATCGCACCTGTTCATACTACGCGAACTTGCGCTACACGCAGGCCGTGCCGTTCGCGGAGTACCAGCACCATCGGCCCTACCGCAAAGGGCAGTTGACGCTGGCATGACTGACGCAGAACTCGCGAAGCGGGAGAACGCACCGGAGTGCGCGGAGTGCGACGGTAACTGCTGCAGGGGCTTCTACGTCTACGGAGCCCTCACAGGCAGGCCATGGCAGCGGAAGCGGCTCAAAGACGACGTTGCGGAGACGCTGTCGAATGTCGAACAGTTAGGCGAGCCGTACTACGACGGCGACCAAATTCGCATCGACTGTGAGTGCAAGCACATTCTGCCGGACGGGCGCTGCGGCATCTATGAGACCCGGCCCGATATGTGCCGAAGGTTCCCGTGTCCCGAGCTTGTTGCGGACCCGCCCGAGTACATGCTGGAGACGTGCGCGCTGTTGCGACGACTGGTAGCCGAGTCTCGCTCATAAAGTGTGCACAAAAACGCCGACACTTACGCATAACTATCGACATTATTGTTCAACCCGAGCCTCGCCTCCACGGCGGGGCTCTTCTGATTCGGGGGACCGACCAATGCCTGACCAACTCAGGATCGCCACATATATCCCGCTCTTCAAGTCCGTCAAGCAGGCGGACGGCTCCCTCCGCGTCGTCGGCATCCTGTCGGACGAGACTGTCGATCTCGAAGGCGAGAGCATCCCCTTTGACATGATGCAGAAGAGTTACGACTACATGCGCGAGTGGGGCAAGGTCAACTGGGACCACGGCGACGAGACCATTGGTGAAATCACCGACGTGCGGTCGATTACGGCCGCCGATGCCGCACGCGAGTTTGACGTGCGCCTCAACGGCAAAGGCACCCGGATCGAGACGCGCATCTATCCCATCAATGACGTTGCCCTGGCACCGCCGGCGTTGAAGCGTGCGCACTACCTCGCCGACGCGGGCGCGAAGCTGGGGTTCTCTGCTGACGGTGTCGCCATCCGCAAGCCTGGAGGCGGCTTTGAGAAGATGATCTCGAAGGGCGCCGCCTTATGTGCGCAACCCGTGAACCCCTCTTCGGTTGCTCGGGTGGTGAAGAGCCTCTCCGCGGCGCTGTCTGACGACGCCCAGACCACTGACGGCGACGGACCTGACGTCATTGTCGTGCAGCCAGAGTTGGAACAGATCAAGCGCGTACGTCCGAACCCCACGGTCTTTGCCCTGGCGAAAGCCCTGGCGGCCGGCAGCGGCGTCAATCCGTCCACGATGACCGGTGGGCAGGCGATCAAGCGCGAAAGCCTCGAAGGCGGCGCCCGCGACAACTATCTGGGGCGCAACGGTGGCCCGGAAGCAGCAGGCCCGGGCGGGCTCTGTGTGTGCCCGTCGTGTGGGCACGAAGAGGAGCACGACGTTGGCGAACCCTGCGACGACCTCGCCTGCACCGAATGCGGCGCCGCCATGGCCCGCAAAACGGAGAAATCTCTGACAACAACCAACAGGCGGAAGCGGCGGCGACGAAGCCGGCCCAATATCGAACGCCTCGCGCGCAACGTGCGCAAGGCATTGGCATCGCTCAAAGGCCGCAGGGGGGTGAGGTGACCGTAACGACCCCCGCCTGACGGCGACATGATAGATGCACTGTGCTTTATGGCCCCCGTACGTTGCGGGGGCTTTTCATGTACAAGCAAAGGAGAGCGATAATGAGCGCATTCGCGCAGTTCTGCGAGCAGCACGGGCTCGACCCCGCCACACTCGAAGCGGACGATGCCGTCGCTATCTGCAAGGCTCTCTCTGAACCTGCGGAGGGCGACGGACAGGACGTAGACGAGGACACGGCCATCAACAAGGCCATCGACGACGTTGATGGCGCCGACGCCGAGGACGAGGGCAGCATGGGCCGCGTCCTGAAGTCGCTTGCCCACGCCACAAGTGGCTTGAAGGCCCTCGTGGGCATCGGCAAGGCCGTTGACGAGTCCGATCTGGAAGACGAAGTGCCGCCCGATGCCGAGGGCGACGAAGACCTGGACCTGGACTATGACGACGAGGACGCGGACGGTGTCGAGGACGACGCTGAAGCCGACATCGACGCAGCCCTTGACGCCGCCGGCGTACCCGGCGAGGAGGATGAGGATCTGTTGAGACGCTCACTGACCGGCCTGGAGAAGTCACTCAAGGAACAGGGGTTCGACGGCGTGCTTGATGGCAATGAACTCATGAACGCCATTATGCGCTCCTATGACGAGCGCGATGCCGGCCGGACGGGCAAGCTCGTCAAGTCGATCACGGCCATGACGAAGAGCATCGGCGGCGCATTCGAGCAGATGGATGAGCGGATGCAGGTGCTCGAAGGCGGGTTGCAGCGCATGGGCATGATCCCCGCCGGCGCGCAGCAGAAAGCGCCGTACACCACCGTGGAGAAGTCCGCGGGCGGTGCTGACTCACGCGACATCGGCGGCGTTGATGTGCCGACAGACCCCGAGAAGGCCATCTCGCGCGTTCGCAAGGCGCTGAAGAACGGCGAAGGCGATATCACTGCTGCTGACGTCCGCACTGTCGAGTTGGGCTACGAGAGCGGCAACCCCGTTCCCATCGCTCAGGTCCTCTCGCGCATTCCGGAGGACAGCGAGTAGCACCCGCCTGACGTACACAACCTGTCGCAAACCACAAGAGCCCTCGCCACCCGGCGGGGGCTTTTTCGTGACCGAATACGAGGAGGCTTGTAATGTACCAGAATGGTCCGTACCAACAGGCTTTCGCCGGGAACTTCGGCCCGTTTGATCCGAATTTCAGCGAGATTGCCAAGGCACTCTCGGCGGGCGCCGGCGTTGACCCCTCATCCATGACCGGTGGTGCGGCTCTACGTACTGAGTCGCTCGACAACATGCTCCGCGACATGCTGTTCGCGGAGAAGCACGTCAAGCTGTTCAACATCCTGAAGCGGCATCAGGTCGGTTCCACGGTGAACCAGTTCACTGTTGCCAATGACTACGGTGCTCCCTGGGGCGCCGTCTCGGCAGAGGGCGATAACCCGCCTGCCACCGACTCCGATCTCGAGCGGAAGCTGGCGTACGTGAAGTTCTTCCGTACCTTGCGTTCTGTGACCCACGTCCTGACGCTGACCGACAACATCGAGTCCGCCGAAGCCGGCGAAGAGGCGCGTGGCACCAAGTTCTTGATGGGGCAGATTGAGCGCGCCCTGTTCTTCGGCGACACGGACGTCGTCCCCGACAACATCGACGGTCTCCTGCCGACCATCGTCGGCAATGGGTACTCCGAATGCACCATCGACCTGGCCGGCGGTTCCCTCGACGCCGAGACCTACTTGCACAACATCGCCGACGTCATCGGCAACCACGGTGGCACGCCGACGCATATCTTCCTCGACCCCGGCAGCAAGTCAGACCTGAACAAGAACATGACCTCCGCCGAGCGATTCACCGTGACCGATCAGACGTCGCACGGCAACGCCCGTGTCGGCATCGACATCGGCACCGTGGACACCGCGTGGGGGCCGGTCGCGCTCGTCAACGACCTCTTCCTCGCGGATCATCAGGGCTGGTTCACCGAGTCCACGCCGTTGCACACGGCGCCGAGCGCAAGCCGTGGCGGTGACGCGACCAACGCGGCACCCGCTGCGCCGACCGTCGTCTCGGGTGCGTCTGCAGGAACCGGCGGCACCGTGGCGACCGGTTCTTACCGCTACCGCGTCACGTCGATCAACGCCAACGGCGAGTCGGCGTCCACCGTCGCCTCTGCCGTCGCCGTCACCGTGGGCGAAGTCGTCACCCTGACCATCACCCACACAGACTCCGCCGTCACCGGCTTCCGCATCTACCGGGGCGTCAGAGACGCGACCGCGGAAGGCACCGAGTGCCGCTATCTCTATAACTGTGCGGCCGACGTGGGCGGCAGCACGACCTTCGAGGACGATGGCGATTGGATTCCCGGCGCGACGCACGGCTTCGGACTTGACCTGTCCACGGAGATGCCGTGCTGCGAGTGGATCGAACTCATGGGCATGAGCAAGCTCCCGCTCGCCATCCTGGCGCCGGCCTACCGCTGGCTGCAAATGATCTACGGCGGCGTCCAGCCGTCCGTGCCGCACCGCATGGTGCTCATCAAGAACATCCTGTCCAGCCGTGTCCTGGAGACCTGGGACCCGCTGTAGCGGGCACCGGCTGTACCTGACGCAAACCAGTAACCAATCACTGCAGAGGGGCGTCCTTCGGGGCGCCCCCTTTGCGTTTGGAGGGACATCATGGCTTGGACGCTTGCTACGGTGCGTGCGCAACTCAATAAGTGGACCACGCGCCTGCACCCCCGTCGTGACGGAGCGGTCACGCTCGGCAATGCCCTATGTGGCACCACCGCAGTGGGGACGATCATCCTGAGCGGCATTACGGACGGCTCGCGCAAGGTCTACGAAGTGCCGCACGACACTCTATATAGTGCAACAGACGGCGCTTGCACGGCCACCGCGACGTTCATCGGCAGCCTGCCTATTCCGGCATTCTCTGCCGCAGAGGGATACCGCGTTCTCCTGTGTTTGGAGAACCTGACCGGCACCGGCTTCCGCGTCGAGGTATTGCGTGAATCGGCGGAGTACGTGTACGCCGTTGATACGGGCGGGGCATCCGAGGCCGGCGACGCCGCTGAGACACTGACGTGGACCAGGACCGGCTTCGCGCTGCCTGGTTCAACCGGATAGACGCATCGCACCGCACCCCGGCGGGGGTCCGCTGTCTGGCATTGAGATCCCCGCCGACACATTTTCTGACCGTATCAAACCACCGGAGAGAAAGCAGGCTCGCTATGAGAACGGTTGTCTGCAAGCACTACGCCGGAGAGACCATCAGTGTCCATGAGCACAGCGTTGCATTCGACGCCGATGGCATCTGCTTGGGCGTCGTGACGACCGACGACTTCGGGAAGATGGCGCTGGAGCCGTTGCCCGACCGCGAGGTTGACTACCTCGCGAACTTTGAGTACGTGCAGGTCATCGAGGAATGCGCGGATCCGGCCCCGGTCGCGGAAATGGCGGTCGTCGCCGATGACGATCCCGGCGACCTCGGTGGCCTGTCGTCCAAAGACCTGAGGGCACTCGCGAAGCAACACGGAGTGCGGCAGGTCGGGATGAAGCGCGATGCTGTTGAGGCGGCCCTGAAAGCGGCCCTGGAGGCTGAGTAATGGCTGTTGTCACGACGTCACAGGTCAAAACGCATCTTCTCGGCATCGCGCCGTACATCGCGGCGGCAGCATCCACGGAGGGCTTCATCGAGGCCGACTTCTACGCGGAGAATGTCGTCGCTGCAGAGGCGGAGTTTGAGCGCGACACGAGGATCCTCCTGACGCCGAAGACCATCCGCATGAACCCGGACGGCGAGAGCTCATACGACATCGAGGAAGAGCCGCTGGACCTGCACCGGGCATTCTCGCGGCGGTCGATCCGGTTCCACCTGCGCCGCCGGCCTGTGATCGAGATACTGTCCATGCGCTATGAGTTCAATGACGAATTCAGCGTGCTGGACTTCCCGTCTACGTGGCTGCGACTGAAGAAGCGGCTGGGCGTCGTCAGCATCGTTCCGTATGGGACGGCGGGCATCGCGGCGGCGTCGGCCGGCGGGCTGATGTTCATGCCGCACCTAGGCTACTGGGCGTATCCGGGCGGCGTGATCCCGAGGTTCGTCGCCATTGACTACCGGGCGGGGTACGAGAACCCGGAAGATGATGACGAATACGCCGACCTGTGCATGGGGCTCGCGGCGATGGCGGCGGAACGTGTCCTGCGCCGGGCGCGTGGGCTGCTCCCGAACAGCGTGACCCTCGACGGCTTCACTCAGAACTTCGACACCGTGGAGCGGCGACTGGAAGACCTGGAGAAGCAAAAATTGGCGTTCCTGAAGAAATACAAGCACCGCGAGCGGCCGTTCGTGCTGGGAGTCCTGTAGTCAATGCTCAACCCCGAGGTCTTCAGGCAGGCAATCAGGGCGGGCGGTGAAACCATCCGCTGGTGGCGCGCGGTTCCGTGCTCGTGCTACAACCCGGAGTACAACAAATTCGACAGGTCCTGCACGAAGTGCGAGTTCGGGCACATCTACACGGAGCAGACGCTTGCGGCGGACGTGCGGGCTCTGGTGTCGCGGGAGAAGCGGAAGTACCCGCACACGGAAGAGGGGCTCATCAAGGCCGGCGACCTGAACATACAGGTGTGGCCGGCGGAGATACTCCTGACGCCGATGGACAAGGTCGTGCTGCTGCAGCGCCCGAAGCCGCACTCGGAGCGTGTCGCGCGTGGCGAAGACACACTGAGCAGGCCGTATCCCTCGGCGTTGGTGGACGTGCGCGACAGCGGGACAGAGTACACCATCGGGACGGACTGCACACTTGACACCACGACGCGCGTCATCACCTGGACGGATGGTGCGGGGCCAGACGACGGCGACACGTACACCGTGACCTACAAGTATTTCCCGATCTACTGGTTCGTCTTCGGTGACGAAACGCCGACGCGGCCGATCCCGGGGTACGGGGCGGAGCAGACGCCGCAGCAGGGCTACTTGGTCGAGAAGCATCCGGGGGGCGGGTAAAGATGGGCAAGTTCGCCGTGGTGTTTGGGCTGTCCCGGCTGCGGAAAGGCCCGGTCAAAGGGCACTACCGGAAAGTTCATGGTAAGCGCACTTGGATCCCGGCTCATACCGACAAGCGCACGAAGAAGGCGGAGCAGCCGACGCTGGTTGACGTCCCGCCGCAAGCACAGCCGACCACATCCCGTGGCAGTGCGGCCACAGAGATACGCACAACGCCGAAAGGCAATAAGCAGTACCTCTATCCCGACGAGCACTATGTGGAGGCCGCCCGACAGAAAGTCGCCCGTGTGAAGACGCTGGCTGCGGCGTTGCCGAAGATCGTGAACGGGTACGGTACGGCGCTCGCGAAGGCGGACACGCCCAAAGACAAGGTGCTCGCGGCCATCGTCGCACTTATCGACCGTTGCTATTTCCGTATCGGCAGCGACAGGTATGCCGAGGCGCACGCACCTACCTATGGCGTCTCCACGCTGCGGCCCGAGCACGTGGATGTCCACGGCAACGAGATTCAGTTCAAGTTCGCCGGGAAGAAACAGGTTGAGTGGGACAAGGCCACCACCGACCCGCGTCTGGCGGCGTTCGTGAGCGACCTGAAAGCGAATGCGCCGGGAGATAAGCTCTTCTGGTATCACGACACGGACGGAACACAGAAGCCGGTCAAAGCCGACGACGTGAATGCGTACCTGAAGCCGCACGGCATCACCGCCAAGGACTTTCGCACGTATCACGCAACGCGGCTCGCCCACGAGGCATTGAAGCGGGTAAGCCGGAAAACGTCTGACGAACCATTGACGAAGAAGGAAATCAAAGCGCGGATCAAAGAGGCCGTGGCGTCGGTGGCGGAACAGTTGGGGCACACGGTGGGCGTCTGTAAGAAGAGCTACATCCTGCCGCAGGTGCTCGAGCATTACACCGAGCACGGCGGACTGATCGGCGCCGTACCGTGGGGTGCATCATGAGACGTGGCGCACTGAGCATATCCGACGACGAACGCGAGTTTATGGCGTTTCTGGCGCAGTTGGACGGCGACGGCGGTACGCCGATGGCGAAGAGCACAGGTTCGCGCCGACGCCTGTCGAAAACACTTGTCGTGTTCCCATCCGCGTTGGCGAAGGGCAGCGTGAAGTCCCATCCGCGCAGGCTGAAGAGCGGCAAGGTGATCAATGTGAGACAGCATAACCGGAAGGGCGGCGACGGGGCACGTGATAAGGGCAACGCAAAAGAGCCCCAATTCACACCGCTGGCAGAGCCCACCGTCGAGCAGCATCCCCCTCGCAAGCTCATAGATTATGGGATGCGTCTGGGCGCGAAGGCCCACGAGATTGCCGAGAAGTACTTCATGGACCGGGACGAGTTTCTGGCCCTTTGGACACTGCAGGTGCATCCGCAGCACCAGAAGTATGGACACTGGCAGAACGAGGTCGCCGGTGACAAAGTCTACGCGGAAATCCATGAAGCCATCGGTGAGTTCGGGGAGCGCCCCTGGAATTCTAATGAGTTTGAGCAGTCGTTCTGGGCGGCGTTCCGCGGCATTGAGAAACTCCTGTATGTGCGAGGGTGGCGCTATGGCGAAATCTCCAATAGGGGATATTCTCACAACTACCGAGACGACTACCCAGAGGCTGGCCTGAGTCTGATGGCGGTGACGGAACGGGCTGATGGTGGCGAGATTCCGCGGGGGCCAACCGATGAGGTATCGCAGATGTTCATAGCGGCATCTGGAGAAGATGTAGTGTGGGCTGACGGATGGCTTATCCCGAGGCGAGGCACAGACGGCGAGCCGTTGGTTATCGGTGCCCGAAAGGCCGAACCGGCACCCTAAATGCGCATTCAAGACTGGACCTTCATCGAAGATCATCCCGTGTATGAGCGCCCACCGAAAGACACCCGGTGGGCGTTTGGCTTGCCGGGCCTGAAGCCGCGCGCGTACACGCCGCACAGGCCGCCGGGAACGCCTATGCCGTCTGAAGTCTCTGAGCCCCTCCGGATGGACGTGGTCGGACACCCGTCGGTCGATATGCACCTGTCGGCGTCGGGGAACACCGTCCAGACCATCCGGCTCCGCTCGAAGTACATCAAAGATATGGACCTGTCGGGCATGAAGCGGCTCGCCCAGCAGATGTTCAACGCCTACAAGCGCCTGTCGCGCGGGCCGTACTCGTCTGGCGACTTGCGTGATATGGGCCACCCTTACGGCTACGGACACCCGCGCAGCCGGTCCACGGGCCACGTCAAAGCGACCTGGACCACGCTCCGCAACCCTCGCCAGATGCCGGGGTTCGTGGGCAAGCACCGCGTCGGCGCCCGCGGCTTCGTGCAGAACCGCGCCGTGGTGAACTCGCAGAGTGGTGCCTTTGAGCGTGCGTGGCGCTGGAATATGGTGCCGTCTGCCGACGGACTGATACTCAATTTCTGGAATGAGCGCAAGTCCGACCGTGGCGCGCCCATTTCGTGGTTCCTGGCTCACGGGACAGTGAAGATGCAGGCACACGGCCCCTGGCCGTACGTGCTCGACCAGATGCTGCCGTTGTTTCAAGCTGAGTGGCACCAACAGGCCGTAGGGGCGTCCCGCGCTCGTGACCTCGACGAAGCGACATTCGGGGAAGGCGTCGTCAACGCAGAAGCGGCTTCTCATGGTGACTGGACCGGATTTGCGGACTAAAGAGGCGGTGATTGAATGCCGACGGCGCCGACACTCGACGTTGACGAAGTGATAGACGTGCTCAACACGCGACGGGGCCGCGCCGTGCCTGCCCTGGACATGATCCTCGAAGCGATGGAAACCAACCTGTGGCCGGTGCTTGAAGGGTTGGGCTTCCGCGAGGCCACGGCAAAGCCGGCTGGCTACTTCTACGCGGGCGAAGCCGGGATCGGCGAGAAGGGCTGGCCGGCCATCATCGTCGGCGGGGCCTTCAACTCAACCGAATTCGGCATGGGCCACATGGACGAAGCCGAAATCGCGATCACCTGCGCATTCGCACCGCAGATTGACCGACGGCAGTTGCAGCTCTCGCTCGACGTTGCCACGGTCGCAAGCGCCATCCTGTACCACCCGGAGTACCGAGCGAACATGAAGGACCCCGACGACGCGACGGTGCGGCTGTGGAACGAACTGCACCCCGTTGGCTATCGTATCGTGCCCGGCGACTTCCCGCACTACTCCGGCTGGCAAGCGCGCTTCGTGCTCCGCCAACCGCCGCAAAGCAATCTCTGGAATGACAGAACATCATAGCCCGCCGCCTGCGGGCTGAGAGGTGACACAAATGGCATTTTCGACTGTACAGAAAGCCGTACTCAGCGCAATGGATCGGTTCGCCTACCAGGTGCAGGCAAGCGGCTATGCAATGACCGGCGGCACTGACATCTGGACACGCGCTGACGCGACCGGCGACGAGACCTACGAGAACTGTGTATGCAACGCGAACGCCACGGCGCTCGACGCCGTCCTGCTCGTGCCAGACCTCGGGGACCTCGCAGAAATGGATGCGTGGCTGTCCGACCTCGGCACGTACATGGCGGGCGAAGACACCACCATCCCCGACTTCTTCGCGGACTTGATGCTCCGCGTGGACGAAAGCACTGCGGCCATTCTGACGTCGGCGGGCTACGCGCTGGCGACGGTGAACAAGCACGCGCGATCTGATGCAGGAGCATCGGCCCCCGGGCGTTGCCTCGGGACGTTCATTCTCGGCGGCAGCATGGTGGCGGCAGCGGACATCGACACCGCCGCGGCTTCGGCGTCACCCGTTCTCGGCCGCGTGACCAAGATCGGCACCGACAACTGGACCGTCACCGGCACGTTCAAGGTCACCAGCGAGGCGAACGAGGCCGTGGAGCAGGTTGTCGTCGGCTCTGGCACCACCGGGGCCGTCGGCGACACGTATGTGTTCGGCGCGGAGGCTGTGACGTCCGAGGCGGCTGCCGCACAGAAGATCATCCTTATGTCTGCCACGGCTCAGTTCAGCGAGGGCCAGACGGTGCTCATCACTGAGTGGACCGGCTCCGCACCCACCGAGGCGTGGGCGCAGCAGGAATACGGCGTCGTCGCCTCCGTCGACGAGAACACGTCGATCACCGTGACCACGAACCTGCTCCACACGTATTCCACCGACGCATTCGTGTACCCCTGCTTCATCGGCGGGGTATCGGCCACGTCAAGCGGCGGCACGGCGGCTGACGCCATCGCATTCTATCCGGCGCCCGACCGGCGTCTCGCGCTCTAAGCTCTCGCCCGCCGTACCCGCACGTACAACCTGCGACCATTCTGAGCCTCGCCCATTGGGCGGGGCTTTTTTCGTGAGAGGTGACCTATGTCGCTCTTCAGCACAGCGGAATATCGGGCGGGGCATCAGGGGTATGTCGTCTGGAAGACGCAGGCCGCAACACTGGTCTCTCCTAGCGCCACTACCGCCCCATCCCTGCAAACCGGTCTCAGCAACGTCCTCGGCCCGTGTAGTCTGCCGGGCTCGAACGTCACGCATAACTTCACGCCGGTGCTTGGCATCGGGGCGTCAAAGGCGCTCGACGAAGTGCCGGGGCGCAAAGAATTGGACCTGTCCATTCGTGGGCTCATCGCGGACGGCACCATTCTGACGCATTGTCTCCGCGACCGCTCAGACCCCGACGATGCGGGCCTCAACAAGGGCCTGCAGCAGATCGTCATCGAGGACGGGACCGACGACGTCTTCGGCGACGGGATCGCGACCCAGTACCTCGACTGTGTCATCAACACCTGGAGCATCCGCTCGCAGGAGGGGCAGCCGCTCGGGTACGACCTCGGTATCATCCCCATGGTTGACATTCCACAGACGTCGCCTCAAAGCGGCGTCACGGCCCCCGATGGCGACGTGCTGATCTGGGCATACCAGTCGTTCACCATCGGCAGCACGGACTATCAGCCCATCATCTCGGGCGTGAACCTGTCTGGCGACAACGGCGTGCAGCGTCAAGGCCATCGGCAGATGTTCGGCGCACTCGGCTCCGAACTCGCCATCAGCCGGACGGCGTACCGTTTGATGCCGACCATGGAGAACCTGCGGCTGTCCGTGCAGTTGCACGATGAACTCCCCGACGCATTCTCTGACACCGACACTTGGGGCGAGTTGACGCTCCGCTGGGAGCAGGCTGGCTCCGGCTCTGGGCGCCGGTATTACCAGGTGGTTATTGACTATTCGTTCCTGAATTCGTACCAGCGGCCCGCCGTGGACGCCAACGGCATTCTGTCGTGGTCCGTGGATACGGCCTCTTACGGCTTCACGCCGACGTACGGGCTCACTACCTGATAGGGAGGAGGGACCTATGGCTGCCAAAAACACCGGAGAGGCAGACGTAGCCCTGAAGAAGCGATGTAAGAATGTGCTTGGCCGGAAGCTGAAGAATCTCGCCGGGGCCAAGATGGAAGGCATCTACGGCCTGACGGACATAGAGTTGGCCGCGTTCCGCATCTACTGTGGGACGTGGCCCGAGATGGCTGCGCACATCGGCTACCAGGGCGTTGGCGGCAACCTCAACACATACTGGACGCAACGGGGCATCAAAGGTAAGGCCGCGTGTTACAAGCTGTTGGAGGAGGACGTTCCGGCATTCGATATGTCGATCAACACGCGGCGCACGAAGCCGGAAAAGCCGGATCCGGAGACGGGGCTGGAAGGGTCTCTGGCCGGGCCGCTGCACCGGCTGCTGAAGCAACGGAACAGACACTACACGCTCGAGCAACTGAGTACCCGCTTTGACCGCTCTGTCGCGACCATCCGCAAGTCGCTGGAGCAGATCAAAGAGGCCGGCTTTGTTGTCCACGTTGACAAAGGCGGCGACAACGCATCCGCGTCAATTCTCACGACTGCGACGGCCGTGATCAGCGACTACGATCTGCCCGGCCACAATCTGAGCACCGTCCGGTTCGGGGCCATCTCCGACACGCACCTGGAGAACCTGAGCTGCGCACGGGCAGAACTTGAGTGGACGTACGACTGGTTCCTGGAGAAAGGCGTCACGGCTGTTCTCCATTCGGGGGACCTGAGTGACGGCCCCGGCAACAAGGGGTATCCCGGCCACGACCTCGAAGTGCAGCCGGGATTGCAGTTGCAGTGGGAATGCGCGAAGTACATCATCGACGAATACCCCCGCCGCGAGGGAATGAAGACGTACTTCATCGAGAGCAGCAAGTCGCACGCGGGATGGTGCTTCGCAAGAACTGGGTTCTCGATGGGCGACGCGGTGACGCGCGGCTTTGTGTACCCGTCTCTGGGGCCGGTCGGCGAGGAACGGCTCTGGGTGCCTGGCCGCGAAGATATGGTGTACCTCGGCGCCGACGAGGAGAACGTCTGGGTTGGGCCGGAGTACCGCACGAAGATTTCCCTCCTGCACCCCGACGGTGGCAGCAGCTATGCCGTGTCGTACCAGGTTCAGAAGTGGGCTGAGAGCCTCGAAGGTGGCACGAAGCCACATCTCGCGCTCATCGGCCACTACCACAAAAGCAACTACTTCACGCCTCGCAACATTCATGTGATCTGTCCCGGCACCTTATGCTGGCAGACGCCATTCATGCGTCGGAAGAGGCTATCGGCAGGGGTCGCCGCGTGGATGGTTGAGATGGACGTCGCCGACGATGGCACTATCCATGAGTTGCGACCTATCCCACACGCATTCTACCCGCCCGAGCGCAAAAAGACCGTGCGGCTCGACCTGCCCACCACGTAGGTCGGTAGCTGCGTCTCCGCCAGTGCGATATTCTGTGTTCACGAAATATGGCCCTGGCGTGGAAAATGAATCACCTGTCGCATATTCCCAACACCGGAGAGAGAAGCGATGGCGAGCGAAGCACCTGAAGAGCCCGACATGATCGACCATCCGCCGCACTACACGCAGGGGACCATCGAGCCCATTGACTTCATCGAGGCGCAGGGCATGGGGTTCCACGAGGGCTCCGCGGTGCAGTACATCGCCCGCTACAAGCTCAAAGGCGGCGTGCTGGACCTGCAGAAGGCAGTCTGGTATCTGCGGCGGTTGATCTCACAACTCGAAACCACCGGAGAGAGCGAGACACCCGATGTGTGACTGCTACATCCATGAGTGTGCCGAGCCCGGCTGCACGAAGAAGGTCTACGTCCATATCGGCGACTTCTGCACGCCGCGGGACACACTGGAATTGCGGTGTGAACTGCACCCGCCTACCGAGGGGCGCTGGGTGCGCTTCTATGACATTGAGTACCCGCCCGGCCACGCGCACTTGTCTCTTTCATGCTACATGCGGTTGACCGTCGAAGAGCCGGTCATCGTCAAGCACGAGCGTCGCATCGTCTCTGGATTTGAGGACCTCGGGCCTATAGGCAGCGAGTACACTGCGACGTACTACGTCGGGGCGTCGGGCGACATCTACCCGAACTGCTTCGACTGCAAAGAGCATGTGCATTACGCGCCCGCGCCGCAACCGTCGTGCTGCGAACTGCGCCAAACCACCGGAGAGAGCGAGAGTGAACCCGAATGAGGCTGCAAGGCGACGAGGGGTACTACGCCGACGAGATCACCATCGAGGACGTGTCGTTCTGCTTCCGCGAGTTGACGGATGAAGAGCAGGAGCAGGCGCGGGGCATCGGGGAGCAGGTCGTCGCGAAGCGCCGTGCGCAGACCGCCCTGGCCCGGCGCGTAGACACCGAGAACGACCTGTCTGACGACGAATTCAGCCAAATGAACGCCCTCGGGCAGGCTGCGCTCAAGTCGGAGCGTGAGATGTACGATATGGTCGTTTCTGCTGGCCTCGTGGCGTGGGATGGCTTCGGCGACACCGAATGCACGCCCGAGAACGCCGTGCGGCTCCCGAATCACGTCAAGGCGCAACTGACCCGCGCCATCGGCAAAGAGACGTCCCTGAGCTTCGACGAAGCAGATTTCTCCGCAGGGCAGCCGACAGCATAGCCGCCGGCGTCGATCTGCCCTCTGATACTGCTCCCGCCTCCGCGCGGGAGCTTCTGCTTGCCTACCTGATACTTCGGGATACCGGCGTCCCGCCGTGGGAGTTCGGGAGGCGCGTCACGACTTCCCGGATGTGGGATGCCGCGTGCATTCTGGCCCCCGCGTTCACCATGTCCGAGCACTACGCGCTGTACGAATCCGCAAAGAACGGCGGCGGTTGCCCGCTGCTGGGAGGATAGCCACCCGTGAGCATGAATGACCCGCAGGAACAGATGCGCGTAGCCCGTAATGCCGTTGCCCAACGCACTGGCGGCCGTTACCGGTGGACCGCAACGGGCGGATGGCGGACGGCGCGCGAAGAGGTTGGTCCGACAGGATCGCTCCGGCGGGCGGGCTCATTCATCCGCACGCAGGAACGGGAAAGCCTCGAACAGCAGGCGCAGGCGCTGGCTGACGAAATGGCGGCGGACTGGGCTGCGCCAGAAACGCAGGGCGGGCAGGGCGGCGCGTTCTCATCCGGCGGCGATCCCGGCGACACGCTCACAAGCCGTCAGGCATCCGACATATTACAGATAGCTCCTCAGCAGGTGGCGCACCATGCGCGAGAGGGCAACGTACGGGCGAACCGGGCAGAGGGCCGGTGGCAATTTCAACGCTCCGACGTAGACGCATTCCGGACGCAACGCGACGCAGAACGTGCTTCCGGCGAAGGCGGCGAAGGCGATACGGGCTCGGGCGCTGGTGCAAGCGGCTCTCGGGGCCGTGGCCGTGGCAACGACATAGCAGGCATGTTCGCGTCTGGCGGGGCGCTCGTGGGCGCCGGCGTGGCTGCCACAACGCGCACGGCGCAAAGCATCGCAGGGTTCGCCACCCGCACCATCGCCTCGGCACTCGAAATGGCCGCAGGAGCGTCGGGCACTGGCCTGGCACGGATGGGTGATGCCGTCGCGGGGCTGTTCACCGGCGCACTCCGTACCGGCGGGCAGGTGCTCACGTCCATGGGGCAGGCCGTCTCGCAACTCCTGACGGGCGCGCTGTCGATGGCCGGCGCTTTGGGCGCTGGGCTCATCGGCGGGGCCATCCTCGGGCTGTTCATCGGGGCCATTGCCACCATCGGGACGGGCCTCGCAAGCGCAATCTCGGAGACCGTCGGGGCCGTGGCCGAAGCCGCAGAGAAGGCGTTGTCCGGCGTCGTGACCGTCCTTCAGGACCTGACGCGCACCGGCCGGGAGGCGTCATCGGCTACTTTCGCCATGCGCGCGATCGGTGGGATGCAGCCGGGGACCGACCTCTCGACCATGCTGTTCGGCAAGGCGATAAACGCCGACACCGGCTCCATGTTTTCGTCCTGGCAGGGGCGCCCGGAATTCCAGCAGGCGAAGTTCGGCGCGTTCGGGATGGATTACGACCCCGAGGATCCCGTTGGCTCGATGCAGGGCGCTGCCGGGATGCTACGCGGGGCACCGGGGATGTTGCAGCACCCGATGGCGTCCGTGCTCTCTGGCGGGCATCCTGACGCGCTCATGCGGATGGCAAACATGTCGGAGGAGCAGGTGGAGCAGTCGGCGGACCTGGCCCGTGAGTTCGGCAAAAACACGCGGTTGATGGAGCGCATTTTCGGAACGCTTGAACCCACGCTGAACCGGCTCTCGACACTCTTCACCGGCCTGAAGCTCGAAGTGCTGGGGGCGGCTATTCCCGTCATTGAGTCGGCCACATCCGGTCTCTTCAACTTGTGGGACGACAACAAGGCAACGGTCTTTACGGCTATTGAGCAGATACCGGAGATGTTGGGCAAGGCGCTTGACTGGTTCTTTGACAAACTGCCGATCGCCATCGACTGGCTGGAGAAGATATACACGTGGTTCGCCGAGACCCTCTGGCCGAAGTTGTCAGCATTCTTCAGCGGGGTCGCTGGCCTACTTGGGATTTCGATGCCTGGCGCGGGCGGAAGTGGGGGCGGCGCGGGCGGTGGCTTCGGTGGCGGGCAGTCTCCGCGCAGCAGCTCCGGCACGGGCGGGGCACCGGGCATTGGCGGCGGAGGCTTCGATTTCGACACGTCTAACATCGCCGACAGGGCAAAAGACGCCGTCGCAGATCGCCCGTGGTTGCAGGTGCTGGGCGGCGGGATTGTCGCCAAGCTGGCTTACGAGGCCTACAAGGTAGTGCGGCCCGTCCTGGCTGGCGGTTCGCGTCTCGCTCAGGCATTCGGGTCAGTCGGCAACAAGGTCCTCGCGGCCATTCCCGCCACATCGAAGCTCGGCGCGGCCGCATCGAAGCTCGGCATGTGGGGAATGCAGGCTGAAGGGTCTGCCCTCGGCGGGATAGCCGGCAAAGCATTGCCCATTGTCGGTGATGCGCTCAGTGGCTGGATGACGGGCGGCGTCAAGGGCGACCGCGAAGCTGGACGCATTGGCGGCACTGCAATATCGGCAGGGCTGGGCGCGCTGCAGGGGGGCCTGCCGGGCATGGTCGTTCGTACCCTCGCGAATGAAGGCGGCCAGTTTGCTCGGCTCGCCTATGACATGTGGCAGTCCGGGCGCGAGGCAAATAAGACCGCCACAATGGCTGCGTCTCGCGGCTACGTCCTGAGACAGGATGTCGCCAAGGAGATGGGCTTCTCCGACAAGGCCTTCCAGAGCGGGCTCTCGGATGAAGACAGCTCCCGCGTGGAGCAGGAGTATCAACGCCGGAGCAAGGCCCGCAAAGAAGGCATCGATAACGACCCGGTGCGCAATGCGTTCGACAAGGCGCGGGACGTGGTTGAAGAGGTGGGCAAGCGCAGCTTCTATGACGAGTGGAAGCGCGCGATGGCCGATGCGCTGAAGGAAGCCGACGATCAGAAGGCCGCCCGGGGCGTGCCGGAAGCCAAAGTCACCATCAACCCGTCGGCTGAATTCGCCGCGCGCATGGAGTACCTGCAAGCGCAGGATATGTTCCGCTCGTTGCAGGTCTCAATCGGATAATGGCATTTACGGAATGGAGGTCAATCGGCTCTTCCGGCACCATTTCAGACACCCCGGCATCGGCGTTTCAGTACCTGTACTACATCGACACCGAGTTCTCGCCGTTTGAACTGTCGCCGCTGATGAATGGCGAGTGGAAAGTCCAGATCATCACCGCCGATGGTGTCGTGATCTTCGAGCAGACCGTCGAGCTCCGGTATTACGTCGCTCATCTGCTGGTCGCGGGCCTCGTCATGCTGTTCATTTGGTGGGTGGACTTGCAGAATCAGCACATCACCACCGCCGTGCCGGATCCGGTCTCGACGCTTGGCGACGCGACGGCCTACGCCGATCCCGCCGGGGGCAGCGACATTATTGCGGGGAACGGGCACCTGATGTTCACATGGTACTCTCCGGTGTATCAGGTGCCCCTCCCCGCTGACTGCATATTCAAGATCAAGTTCCACAATGTTGGCGTGGCGGACCTCCGCTACTCCAACTCCGTGATCGGTACGCGGGTGCTCTCCGCCGGGGGGCTGACCGGCGTGCGGCTCATGCAGGACGGCACCACGCGGCTTGTACGCCCGATGCAGGGCGGGGGTCTGGAATGGGTTGCCGCGTGCGACCTGCGTTCATTGGGCGCGTCCGGGACAAGCCTCTGGCCGCACAGCGTGTCAACGGCACCGACCGTCCCGCAGGTCTCCAGCACCATCTCGGCGACCGCCGCTTTGGGCGTGCCGTTCCTCCTACATGAGGTCAAGCCCGTCGTGGTCTTACAGGACGGGAACGACGTGACGGCAACCGTATCGACCGATGACG